GCCCAGGGTTCGGTTTGACCCTGGCCAGGCCGGCACGTGAAACGCGTGGGCAGTTCGGGTAGTTCGGGCTCAGGCCGTGCGCTTAGCTCGGCCAGCGCTTCCAGGATCTCATCGGCCACACGCTCGGCAGGGCTGCGCAGCGTGTGGGCAGGGGCTGCAGGGGCCTCGCCTGGCAGGAGAGGGCCACGGGCTACAGGCTTGACAGCCCAGGCCTTTTCAAGGCTGCGCAGCATGCATGCGGCAACCTCAGCCAGGTTGCTGGCAGGGCTCAAGCAGTCGCCGCAGCGCACGTGGTAGCCGTACGTGGCGTAACTGATGTGGACGGGCAGGGCCAGGGCTTTGGCGGCCTGCTGCAGGGCTGTCAGGGTTGGGCGCTTCAGGCCTTGGGCCTTGGTGGCTTTGGTGGCCACGGCCTGCAGATAGGCGGCGGGGCCAGCGGGAGCGGTGTTGGCGGGCATGGTTTCAAGTGCAAAGGGGCTGGCTCGCGCCAGTGCCCCCATTAAAAGGCCTGCAGCCCCTAGCAGGCAAGGTAAAGCCAGGGGCAACTAGGCCACTCCCATAGGTGGCCTACTAGCTAGGGGCTTTGGCCCCTGCGGGATGGTACGGGCCAGCGCCTGCCATGCCGTGCAAAGCAAAAAAGAGATGATCGCGCACGCACGTACGGCATCGCCTGCCGCTTTGGCAACTAGGCCAATCGGCACGCCGTCCATTGATGCGGATGCGGAAGGGCACGGCCTGGGGGTCGTGCTGCTGATCAGCAGGGGCAGGCCGTGCGGATGCGGAACAAAGGCCAGGGGCTGGCATCGATGCGGAACGGCCCCGCCTGACGTTGCGGATGCGGAACGATTGGGGCCAGGGCCTGCGCTGCTGATCACGCTGCGCAGGCCGCACGAACGCGGAACGGTAGGGCTGGCTGATCAAAATGCTGATCACTGGCGCAGGCCGCTACCAACGCAGAACGGCAGTGGCTGGCTGATCACGATCGTGATCACTGGCGTGAGCTGCTACGAACGCAGATCAGGACCGCTTGCCGATACGGCTGCGGATCGCAGGCGGCTGCCGATACTGGTACGTATCATAATCAGGGACGATCCGAAGATTGGCACAAATACAGGTGTACTATAGTACAGACGCACTACTATGCGGTTATGCGCATAAAAGCATAAAACGGTAGCGTTATGAAACAATGTGAAGAAACCATGATACGCCCCTAGCCGGACCCTAGATACGGAGCTAGCCGGACCCTATACGCTTCCAGCCGGACCCCAGATACATCACCAGCCGTGCCCATCAAACGCCGCCTTTATGGCGGCTTCTTCATTGGAAAAAGGCCCTCCTACCACTGAATCATCAGAATCATCGTAGAAATACCAGCCTTCAATGAGTTCAGTGCCTTTGCAAGAGGCTTCATCAAAGAAATCAATGAGAATCATGATTAATCGTCTCCAATGAAATAATTAAGCCAATTGCCTCTGCAGGAACTCCCAGGCCCATTTGCTCTTGGTGCTGGGCCTGAGCAGTTCATAGGCCTCGTGATCCACGATGGTATCGCCAGCACTGTCCACGTGCCCTTCAATATCGAGCTGCCAGATGCCCTTGCAGGCCCCATCGGGGCCGTAAATGCCAATGACGTGCTCACGGTCCTCCATCGCCTGTCTCACGTGGAAGATGAGCTGCTGGAGCGAGGCAGCTTGGTAGCTGCCTCTTGTGCAGGAGAAATACGGGCCGTTGTCTTGGTAGGTACGGATGGTAGTGATCATTGGTCGCAAGTGGGAAGGGGCTCGTCTTCGATTTCGTGGGCAAGTTGTTTGAGCTGGTCTAGAGCTACCTGGATGACATAGCCCCTGCCGACTGAGCTTTCATCAAGCAGTTCTTCTAAAGCTCTGATTTCATCGTGTAGTTCTTCAACGGAATGGAATGTGCGTGCTGTATAAGACACTCCATATTCATCTTCAGAAACGAAAGAAATAGGAAAAGGCATGATCAAAGGAGAAACAAGAGAAATCAGAGCGCAGCCCATTCATGACGGACAGCACGAATAGCCTTCACGTTCCAGGATTCAGGAAAACGATGCTCAGCCAGCGTTTTAGCTTCTTCTTCGCTAGTGGCATCAAGGTTAATGGTTTGCCAGTTCAGATAGATGTCGCCGTAACGGTGCTCGATGGTGACGGCGTAGGTGTGGGTGGCGAGAGGCAGGGTGCTCATGGTTTTAAAAAATCGAGGGAAGCTCGCGCTTCATGAGAGAACAATAGTCCGAAAGGGGCCGTGATCGGCCCCGTCGTTACAAAGCTTCACGCAAGCTCAACGCGATCAATGGCGAAGTCAGGGTGGAGCTGCTGGCAAATGGAACGTGCTTGCTCAGCAGAAAAAGTGATATAGCCAAGAGCGTCGTTGCGCTGATTTCTACGGCAGAAGCCATAGCAGACGAACTTACGCTCTACAGGCTCAATGGTTTTGATGATGTAGGAGGGGCGGGAATCTGCAACGTGCTGCTGAGCCTGCTCGGGAGAAGCAGCATCAATGAGAAGCTCGCACTGACCGCCATTGCTGGAGTTGGTGCAGAGGATGGAATAGGAGGTCATGGTTGGTTCCTTAAACGAGGAGCGTCGCCGCTCATGAGAGAACTATACAGCATGGCAAAGCAGGGCCTTACGGCCCCGCTGCTGGCGTTGATATTTCGTTACAAAGGTCAGTCCCAGTGGTTGCTGTAGATCTGCTTACCGCTCCAGATGCGCATGGTGCGTTGGAGCTTGCTGTTCCACAGCCACTCTTCACCATCGCTGTGGCATTTGATGCGGAAACTCTTGACAGGCGCCACTACCAGCTCACCGCCTTCACCATCGGCACGATTCTGGAAGACCAGCTTTGGCTTGCGAGTGAGTTCGGGCACTGCGTAGCCACCAGCAGGGCCTTTGTCCACTTCATGGCTCTCGATCTGCTGCACCCAGGCAGTCTTCTCTGTGCAGCGCACCACCACGTAGAAATCCACGATGGTCATGGAATAGCCCCAGGAACTGGAAAGGATGGTACCTGGCTGGAGCTGGGTGCCTTGGAGAGGAGGAGCGATGAGAGTCATGGTGGATGGTTGGTTAGAGGAGGCGTCTCCGCCTGTGAGAAGAACTATACGGCATGGCAGGGCCTCTATCGAGGCCTGTTACAAACCGTCATAAAGGCTCTCAATGCGAAACGGGGCGAGCCTGCCCATGCGTAGAGCTTTTTCCTTGACAAACTGCTGGCTATTGGTTTTTGTGTTTTTGATTTTATGCAGGCCAGTCTCCGTGATCTTTACGACGGTGTATTCTCCTCGCCATTGCTTGAAGCCAAAATCGTAGAGATCAACGAGGGTGCCAATGGGAAAAGGCATGATAAGATGAATGTTCCCAACAATTTCTTTGTGGGGCGTTACGAGCGACGGAGCACGCTGTGAGAGCTAGGCCTCGTGAAGCCTAGCTCAGCTCTGGCTTCAGGGCATTGATCACAAATGCCCATTAACATTTCGCCTACATAGTGTTGCGCCTGGCGAAGCTTATCGAAAGCCTCTGCTCTTTCATCGCGAGCTTTGTAGTAGGCGTCAGTGCCTTGTGGATAGAAATCGCGAGCGTTACACGTGGCTGCTACGAGCGCATCTACTGCCTTACCAATGGCATCGTAAGCAGCAGCGTATTCATCACGCAGTGTGGTGGCGCCAGTGCCGTTGAGATGAATAGTTGGAATGGTTGCCATGGTTTGAAGCGCGAACAAGGGAACAATACAGAAGAAAGGGGCCACGAGGCCCCTTTGTCACAAACCGTTACGAAGACAAGACTCGCTTAATAAAGCTTTCAACGTTTCTTAGAAAACGCTTGTCTAAAGTACTTTTACTTGTGCAAAATATTTTACCGGAAGGATGTTTGAAAACATAATGTCTTTTTTCGCGATGAAGGACAAAGTCATATTTTGCGGCCAAAGCAAATACTGCTCGCCTATTGTCTTGCGTCCCCATTAAAGCACTTTCCAAATGTCATCTTGCAGAGCATCTGCAAGCGTAATTAGCAAATCGCGTTTCTTTTTATAAGCGGGCTTATTAATGCGGGAAAGAATAAAACTGCGAGCAGAAGAACGATCATTTGCGCTGTAATCTTTCCACTTATGTTTTGCATTGTCAGAAACCATTCTGGCAATAGCCTGTTGCGTTTTTGTGAGAGGCATGGTTCAGAAGACGAGGGTTTGACCGTTGGCTTTGATGCTGACCACGCGCTCGCAATCAAACGAACGCCAAGCACCTTCTCCTTCTTTACGAGCAATGGAGAAATCACGACAGCGGACAATGTTGGGCTTCTTTACTGCCGTGCCAGTGCCCTTGATTTCCTTGGTGTCCCAAGGATTAAAGCAAAGCTTGCGAATGGAGCCATCAGCCTTGATGAATTCCACTGAAACAATGCTGTGACCAGCATTGAAAATGAATTGTTTGATCTTGTTGGTTTTGTCCATGAGGAGCTGTCGCCAGCGAAGGAACGAGGAAGAAAGGGGGAGCCTCTTGCGAGGCTCCTTTCCCATCGACCGAGGGAACTATAGGCTCAGTTGAACCGGGCTGTCAAGCCTTTCCACGGGGAAGCCGTTGGCAATGCGGCAGTAGCGCTCAGGGTGGAGCTGCATGCACTTGTCAAGGCCTTCCTTGTTAGGGAGCACATTGGGGGAGGCTGCAATGGCAAAAGCACCGAGCCCAAAGATCAGGCTCACTAGCAGGAATGAAGCTGCGTCTTTCATAGCTTTGAAATGCAGATGGAGGCTTCGCCTTGAGAAGGAGAAGCAATGCGAGAGAAGCTGCCGTAGGACAAGTCCAAGATGCGGCCCCCGTAGTATGGGCCTCGATCATTGATTGTCACTACCACTGACTTTCCATTGTTGCGATTCTTTACCAGCACTTTTGTGCCAAATGGAAGCCAGGGGTGAGCAGCAGTGAGGGCGTAAGCGTCAAAGCGAGAGCCGTTAGCAGCTCGTTGTCCGTGATAACCGTCGCCAATGCCGTAGTGCGAGGCGCGACCACATTGGAGTGTTGCTGCTTGCGCTTGTAAGGGGCAGAGCAGCAGGAGGGAGAAAAGGAAACGTTTCATCAAATAGTACGAAAGAACTAGCGAGGGCCAAGTCGTCTCCGACAAGGCAATGCCCATTGTGCCATGAATTCAATCGTTGCTGCCGAGCCGACGAGGTGTGTTATGCTTTTGAAGCACTCGGTCCTAGCGGCTTAATTGCTGCTCTCGTCTTTGGGCGAGCCGTGAGGGTGGACGCCTCTGATGATGCGGGCAAAGCCGTATGGCTTAGCCAAGGAGTTTTTGCATGGTCTCCTGCGAGGCGCATCATCTCCCTTGTATCTTTAGGGAAAGGGGCATCGGAGGGTGTGAAGAAAAGGGGCTGTAAGGCCCCTTTTCTTTTGCTTGGCCACTGTTGCACAGTGGGAGCTTGTGCAACAAGCTCTCATACCTTGCTAGCTAGACTCGACCAATACAAGATCAGCCGATCATGAAGCTTTCTGCAGAGCAGGAAAGGGAAAGGCTTAAGCGATGGATGGCAAGCGGGGAAATGTATGATCCTCGCAATGAGCCAGATTACGATACGTTTGAATATGCCACTGAACCTCTTCCTGGCGATACCACTTGGGCAAAGAAAAAGCCCCTTACGGGGCTTTAGCAGGATTCTTGATAAATGGCGTTTATTGGAAATCCTGATAATTGATGATTAGTTGATCGGACTACTGGGTTTCTAGTTCGTCGGCAAGAATAAGGAGTAGCGTTCGATATTTAATGTGAGCGGCTAGAAAACCTCGTTGGTATTCATCAGAATCTGAACAAGGTGGTGGTACAGGCGAGATCACCTCATCAACTGCAGCACGAAGAGCAGCAGCAAGATCTTCATTGCTGAGACTATCTGGATACTCATGCCCAGACCAAAAAGCATTGTGGACTGCTTCTGCAGCGGGTGTAAGTTTTGTCATGAGGAAGAGAAATGATGTTGACTACTAATTCTTAGGATTAGGAATAACAGAGTAAATGGTCATGCTTGCTTTTTCAAACAATTCAATAGCTTCCATTGCCAATCGAAGTTCTTTATCTAAAACGTGTTCGTCATAACCGCATACAGCATAAGCTGCTGCTACATGCCTAGCAACTTTGGCATAGATGTAAGCAAAATCAGGTTTGATGAATTCGACAGGTTCAATCTGATGGGTCATGGTACTTACTCAGGCAGGGATTCAAGAGCGCGGCGGATGATCGCAATACCCTTCTCACTTAGGAAGGGTTGATTCTCAGGATCGTGGCTTATCAATGCAAGCGCCTGCTCCTTCAAGCTCGGCGGCTTGGGCTGAGCAAGTGCGGCGCGGGCTTCTGTCGCCAACGCATGTGCTTCGCGTCGGTCATCCATCAAAAGCTGCCGGTAATGGTCCAGCTCGTCAGCCATGCGGGCGCACAGCGCTCGGAAGTCAGTCATCTTCGTCAGGAAGAATTTCAAGAAGGGATGTGATGCACTGCCCGGTGGTGTTTTCAGCGCCGAGGCAGTAGCGCTCGGCCTCGCGCAGTGCCATGCGTAGCCGCTCCACAACGGGCCACGGATCGCGCAGTTCGGTGGAAAAGTCATCGAATGGTGCGGGGTGGAAGTCGCTCATTGGGGTGATGGGATGTTCTTGAGTCATTGTTGAACCTCGTAGTGTGTAGAAATTGGCAATTTGGCTAGATGGAAGTGACGAGACGATATCGCTTCAGGATTTCCTCCTGCTCTTTCTCTCGCCAGTATTGAAGCCTACGTTCAAGCTTTGCCGTAGCAAGTTGCATCACGCTTCGTTTGTCATAATCCCAATCCAACAATGGATCAGAAGCTTTGGCCAAAGAGTTGTTCGTAGGCATGAGAGATAGCGCGAAATTTCCTAAGATGATGATCCCTATCTTGCGCCAACAATTCCGCGAGATCTTTGATGAACTCATCGCCATTGTCATTATCAAAGTAATTAAAAATAGCGTCTGAAAGCACATCTTTGGGCGTGCTCACAGTTTGCCTCCTTTAATGGCATTGTTGTAGTTCATTAGATATTCTTCAAAATCAGCACCAAGAGGAGCCTCTTTTTGAAGCTCTTCATGATTCTGCTTGAGCATGTCCAAGCTCACAACAAAAGCACAACGAATGCGCTCCAGGGCCAGTTGTTGCACGACGTTAGGCTCTTCATCAATAGCCTTTTCAATGGTGCAAATGAATTCTTGCAGATCTCCCATGGAGAAGCTGCGCGTCACCATTGGCTGGCCAAAGTGCATGGCAAGCTCTCCATCCTTAAAAGCAGAAACAGGATGGTTGGGCAGTAGGTGATTGAAGGAGACGGTCACGATGGTGAAGCAGAGGGCTAGCGACGTTCGCCGTCGCATGTGCATAGTGTGCCAGCAAAAGGCCCCCTATCAAGGGGGCCGTTCATAAATCGTTACAAAGCTCGTGGCTTGCGCAAAGCCTGTGTGGCGATGCTTAGATTTTTGGTGATAGGCAAAGGCTTGTCTCGCCATTTAATGGCAATGGCATGGCAAGAGCCCACTGGCATTAGCTCAGCATGCCTGAATGCCCTATCCAGCAGGATTTGATAAGCCTGTCGCTTTGGCTTGCTCATCGGCCCTTCAGGCTCTTCAATGTTGGTACGAGCAAAGTCGGCAAGTTCCGTAATGTCATCTAGCTCATTGGTGGCAATGACAAAATGTCTACCACGTTGTTGAGCCTTTCGCCATGCAGGATGAATGGGCGGATTCTCCATGGCTAAAGCTTGTGCTTCTTCTCGCAATTGAGGAGGAATGCAAATGTGAACCATGCGAGGCAGAGAATGCTCTTCAACAAGGGAGAGCTGAAAGTCCATGATTAGATGAAACGGAATTGTCCGAAACGAAAAGAACGATTGCCGATGATTAGAAGGCTTTCACCAAAGCCGTCATACATTGTGCCAAGAAGAAAACTATTTCTCCATTGAAAACAGAAATCTCCCAGGCGAATATGCCCAGTGATGTCAGAGCAATGGAAAGAGAAAATCATAATTTGGGGTCTTCGGGAAGCGGAGGAATTTCTTCAATCATTGCAATCCTCACATCGGGACGCATGGCAAGCATAAAGTGTTCAGCTTGTTTTGCGGAAATCGCCCCAAGGGCGATTTTCTTGCCTTCGTAAGTGGTGATCAAGAATGTGCGGCACGTTGCAGCCATTACCAACTCTCCTCTTCAAGCTCTTCAAGAATGTGCTGACTGAGCGTTTCTTCAAGCATGGTGCGCCATCCGCCGTCGCCTCCAATGCTATTAATTTCTGAAAGGAGATGGAGAGCATCAGCAATGCGAGTGGAGTCCATTAGGCAGCTACAAGCCATACTGGGCTCTTCACCAATGAGTTCCTCAAACATGCCAATGTGCAGCTCAAACCATTTGCCCAGGCAGAACAGGGCCACTTGCCGGTAGGTTTCGTCGCCATGCTTCTGCAGCATGGCTTCTATGGTCTTGGCCAGTTTCGGCGGAATGCCTACAGTGCCATGGTCCTGCAAGTGAGGCGAGATTGAAGCGCCGATAGCTTGCCGCTTGCCATCTTTAGCGGCTACAGCTTGCCGTAGAAACTGGTCGACGGAATCAAAAGCGTCCAATGGAAAAGGGAGAAGATGGGCTCATAATGGTCCCATTAAGGACCATTGTCAATAGTCATCTTCATTAATTGTTTGTAAAGGCATGGCGTCAGGAAGTGGCTCGTTTTCTGGTTCTGCATCGAAGCTAATAGTCTCAGCAGACGCAGGAAGAGAATTGCTTCGGCGTTCTTCCGTTGCTTTGGCTTCCTTCTCCTTTTCAATGGTGGAAGACAAATCTTTCAGGAATTTCCTATAGGAGGTGTCTTGGTTTTCCACTTGCTTGATTTCGTTCAAGCCAAGCAACTTTGCTTGTTCCACCAGGGAATTCTTGGCCACGTTAAGGAACGATGCGTCGCCAGCACTTTCTTCAATCTTCACCATCTCCTTGCTACCATCGTCACCACCGTCCATAATGGTGACTACTTTCTTGCGCTTACTATTTTCAAAGCTACGAAGAGCTAAGTCTTTTAGCTCCATTTGTTCTTTCAAGAGACGCGCCCTGTGCGTATCTTGATTCTTCAAGATTTCTTGCGTATAGAGATCGCGGTTGAAATGGCGATCACCATTAACTGTTTCTTTGCTGAGTTTAAGAACATTCGCAATCTGACGATTGCTCATTTTTGCTGCAAGAAGCTCCTGCACCATCCATCGCCTAACGCCAAGCATCTCTTTGGTGTAGATGCCAGGACCGGCTGTACCGCCTTTTGATTTATGCTCACGAATGGCTTCGTATTGTGAAATTGGAACGCCAGCCTTTGCTAAAGCTTTTCGTGCATAAGCCTCTTCTTCTTCAGGCGTAGCAAATTCAATTTCAGGACGAGGCATTCTTTATTATTTTGCTTCTCGCATTGTAAGCGAAGCTTTTGGCTATGCGCCCCTCATGGTATCTCCCTTTCCATGGAGAGTACGAACAAATAATTCTGTGAAACGTTCCATGCGCGAGGCCACGACAGTGGCCGGAGCATCATCAATGGCTTGCTTCAACATACAAAGCTCTTCCCATTCAGCTTGTGACAATGGTGAGGGAGTGTAATTCATGACGAAGCAATGCAATGGCATGGAACGTGCCTAATAGAAGAGCGGCGCCTAATGCGCCGCTCCATAGTGCCACTCTGATTTCATGGCGACGAATGGCATCATCAATGAGACGCTGAAGATCATCGCCTGAATTAAGCATGGTTCAATGATACTGCCAGAAAGCTTTTTCTAACAGATCATCAAACTCATTTAGCTTTTTAGGGCAATACTTCCTAATAAATTCTTCCATTTCTTTGTGGAAGCTATCAACGATTTCTGCATAAGCAGCATCTAGCCCGCGAGAGTCCATTTCATGCTCAGCTTCACGCTCGTAAGCAAGAGCCATGCAATCCTTTGGGTTGGTGCAGAATTCACGCATTGGCTTGCTCCTGCACGGCGAAACCACCATCAATCAATTGCTGGATTTCATGCAAGCTTCCGCGCCAATGGCGCTCACCATTGTTATCACGGGCTCCGTAAAGCGTACGGGCCGCTGGTTGCGGCCCTTTAGCGGGTTTTGAAAAGCCGTGATGAATGATTGGCAGAATTTCTGCTCCATTGTGCTCCAGCAGAGGGAGCTTTTCTACTGGCTGAGGCGGTAGAAGCATTGCTTTGGTAGTTTCCTTTGCAATGTTAGTAACGTTCTTTTTGTTTGAAGGCTTGTTTGCCTTTCGTCTGGAACGTTCCGCCCTGTGGGGCTCCACTCTGGCTAGAGCGGCATTGCGGAGGTTTGAGGCCTCGTCTGGCCTGTTCCTTTTAGGGAATCTTGGCCTGATGATCGAGGCGCTTCGCCCTGGGGGGCTCCGCTTGCTCTGGATGGCCAGGCAGCGTAGGCTTGTAGCCCCCTGGAATGCTCGTCTGAGATCTCTGGGATACTCGCGGGACATTCCGGAACCAGTTTACTCACCCCCGCCAAATTTTCACAAGAGGGCCAGTGAGGAAATTGGCACAAAAAAGGGGGCTTGAGCCCCCGTTAGTCTTTTGTCTATACTGAAGAAAGCTGCTCGCTACGGTAGGCAGCGGGGAGGCTGTGCAATAGAGCCTCCCTCCTATTGCGAGACAGTCAGAACCACTCATCATCGTCTTCCCCTTCGGGAAGACTTTCATTGGGAACAATGGGAACAGGCTCTTCTTGGGGAGCTTCTTCCTGAGCGGGAACAGGCTCAAAATCAACATCTGGAGCTTCATAAGCCCAGCTTTGGTACATCCTGGTGCGTTCACCATTGGGACCAACAATGAAGCTGGTGTCAATCAAGCCTTGACGACGTGCCACTTCCAGCAAACGTCCCACGCTTACCGTGTCCCATGAGCCAGAAGCATTAGCAGCAGCCTTCCTATCGAAACGCTCGTGCTTGCGAGAGTTGATCATATTGACGAGATTATCCATGCTCTCATTGCCACCCACTGCAGGCCCTTTGTAATACCAGCCATAAGTGGCAGGATCACGCTGCATGAAATGCTTACCAGCTAAGCCACTTCGGCTCTTGGTCCATTCAAACATGAACTGCGTTGAATCAGGATTATTGTCAGTGCGATAGAGTTTCACCACTTCACTAACGTTGGCTTCAAAGCTGGAGCTATCACGAATACCACCACTTTTATTCAAGTGGTGAAGGATGACAATGGAGCAACCATATTGATTGGCAATGTCGCGCAGTTCGTAAATGCAATTACCAGCATCAGAACGGATGAGATCTACATCCATGCCAGCCAAGCATGAAGTGAGACTATCAATCATGATGAGCTGTGGCTGGTGGCGCTGCACGTAAGAAAGGAGCTGGGGGATGTTACTAAAGCGCCAGCGATCAATGAAATCAATCTGACCATTGCCTAGTGCATCATCGTCGTAGCCAATAATTTGAAGCTTTTCTGCAGCATCAACAACTGGCTCGTCGCATTGAATGATGAGCACTTTCCCTTTCTTGCAACGGCGATTGCTCCAATCTTTACCAGTGGCAACGTGCAAAGCCCAGTTGTAGACGATTGTGCTCTTGCCACTTCCGGGAGCTGCAGCTAGCAGCATCACGCTACTTTCAGGAAGAATGCCAGCAATAGTCCACTTCCTTGAGTCTTCAGACTGTGCAATTGCTTTTGCATCGAGGATTTCCATTTCCTCTTTGCCATGTACGCGACCGCGTGCTTCAGAAAGCAGCTTGTCGATTTCTTGTGAATTCAGCTTGACGCCATGAGCATCCATCCATTGGCGAGCTTCATAGGCAATGCGGGCATCGTTGTTGTAGAGACCAACCATGCGCTCAAACGTGCCAATGATCTCCTCGTAAGAAGGGAGCCCGTCTTTCCCTTCGTGCCTATCCTTTGAGACGATGGATGAAAGAATGGCATCTTGATCTGCACCATCATCAAGCCAGTCGGCTAAGTCATAGCCTCCTTTCTGAGGCAGATTGTCCCATTCAAAGCTGCTTGGATCCGCGTAGCACCATTGCGCATTGGGATTGTCTGCAGCCACCTCCTTCATGAGAGCCACGCCAGGCTCATCACGATCAGGACATAGAACTACTTTCTGCCCGCGAAACAGTTGCGAATAGTCACCGTTCGCACGATATTGTCCGCTGCCACCAAGAAACGTGCTAGAAGGCAGGCCGATTTCCCAAAGCCTATCAGCAGTCAGTTCGCCTTCAACAATGAAGATGGGCAGGCCTGAAGCTGCTGATGCTTCAATGGCATCGTAATAGCGATAGGGAAGAACGTTCTTGCGAAGTTGTTTGACAATTTCAGAACGCTTGCCACTTACATTATTGGCAGTGGGATAGTCTTGCGAAATGCTTTTCTTGCCAGAAGTGTCATCTCGCGTGACGACTATCACGTCTTCGCGATTGCGATTTTGATAGGGGAACGAATAGCGTTTTGCTTCGCGCATGGGACGTTCCCAGCGCTCTAGAGGAGCAAGAATGTTACGAATTTCTGCACGATGCTTCGGACTGTCGTCATTGAAGCAGTTGTATGCTCCGTTCCCTTCGTTCACGGACAGGTCGTTGCCACCGCACGCAGGGCAGATGTATTTGCCTGCATGGTCGCTCGGCTCCAGTTTGGCGAGGTGTTCAAGAATGGAAAAAGCCATGGGCGATGGTGAGATGGGGGTGTTCTAGCACCAGAATCCTGCTGCTGCAAGGCTTTCGCAATTCTTCATGCCAGCTTTAGCTTCAAGCCTTGACGCTCTGGCTATGACGGCTATATTGGCCATGTCCCTCGCACGGCAAAACCATGGAACTCTTGCTGGCCGCCATCATCGGTTTCAGCATTGGTTACCTTCTCGGCCCTCTGTTCTATGACCATTGATCACGGCGAGCTAAAGAAGAGCCGCCACTTCACCCTCACTGATACTGCCTACGCCCATCTGAAGAACATCGCTCATGATGCAAGGCAAAGCCTGAGTGAAACAGTGGAGCGTCTCATTCGCTCCACTCCCATCTGGGAAGGTAGCGCCACTCTTTCTGATGGTGCTTTTTCCATGATCGAGGATTATTCCATTTCTGACATCACCATCGAAAACTATGAAGGTTTCTCAGCTTAAACTTGCCTGCGAAGAGTTTCTTCTTGAGCATCCCGATTCTGAAGTGAAGATTCTATGGGAAGAAGGCGTCATTTCTGAAAACTACGATCCTGAATACCTTGAAGAGCCCACTGATGTGAGGGTGATTAATGACTGGCCTCTCCCTGGTGACAGTCTTATCACCAAGAACGAAAACCCAGACAAGATGTTTGTCATCATGTATGGCGAATATCAACCTCGTGGTTTTGGTTACAAAGCAGTGGCTTCAATTGAATGAACCACACTATCTTCACTTATTCTCCGTCCGACTTTTCCAGCATGGAAGACTCCGCAAAAGCAGCAATGCTCGACCGTTACAACGGCATCTTCACCCCGCTGGAAATCAGCGCCGAAGCTTTTAAAGCTGCGTATGACACTCCAGACATTGGCCCTCACATTGAAAAGGACTACAAAGGCTTGTCCTATTTGTCCTGGCCATTTGCATTCCGCTATTTGAAGGAGCATTTCCCGACGCTCTTTGTGGCCTTTGAAGAGAAAACTCTTGGCTGGCCCGTCTTCGGTGAGCCTGGTGCTTTTATCCTTCGCCCCTACCTCACGGACGGCATTCGTCGCACCCCTGCTCTTGTCTTTCCCGTGATGGACAGGAAGCACAACTCTATTCAACAGCTTGATGGCCGTGCCATTAGTGACAACATCCAACGTGCGAGCGTCAAGGCCATCGCTACGTTCACGGGCCTTGGTCTTCGTCTCTATGCCGGAGAGGACATCCCGAAGGAAGAAGCGCCGAAACCGGCGCTGCAGCAAGATGCCCCAAAGCCTGCTCGTGCGGCCAAGAAGGCTGCGACGGCCACTACTGGTGGCACTTCTGATGTTGGAGAAGAAGGGCCTACTGCCGCCGCCGATACAGGGACCAGTGAGCCTTTCGACGCAAAAGCAGCTCTTACAGCAGTGTGTAAAGCCAATCCGTTGAACTATGGCGACGAGAAAGCTTCTATGGCTGCAGGTAAAGCTGCTCTTGAAAGCATTGGACTTGCTCGCGCCACGGAAGTCAAAAGCTGGCAAGCCTTCGGAAACGTCGTCGCAGCAATGATGACGCTATGGGCAAAGCAAGAGCAAATTGCCATTAGCAAAGCTGAAATGACTGAAGAAATCAATGCCGTGCGTGGCCTTGAAGATACTGCTGCCATTATTGATGGCATGAAAGCTTTCGTCGCAAAAAAGCAGTAGATCTAGCAGCGGCCCGCTTAGCGCGGGCCTTTGCTGGAGCAGTTTGCATTGATGATGATGCCCTACCAATTACTGAGCTTCCTCCCGCCCTATTTGGCGAATGATCCTCTTGGCCTGTTCCTTCTCGTTACCTTTACATGCCTGATCCTTGCTCTGTCAATCTTGGCGATTCTTTCGCTGATTCTCCCATGAGTCGTTTCACTTTTCTTTACGAAGAAGGAGAAACCAAAGTCTCCTATTCTTTCCATAACATTTACATGCCTGAAATCATTGAACATTTCAAGCAGTTTATTTTGGCTTGTGGCTTCTTTGAGAGCTGCATAATGGCCTCCATGGAAACAATGGTTGAAGAGCATGAAATGATGGAAGAAAAGCGTGCAAAATCATCGCTCTCTAATTGATGCTTGTCATGAAGCGTTCTGGAGCTTTCCTGAAGACACGCTTAGCAGTGATCGTCGCATTGCTGCTGTTCTTGAGGCCGTTGCTAATCATCCTTTGGCTGATAAGCGATTCCTTTATCAAACTGCTCGCACTATTCTCATGCCTGACATTGCGATGTGCACGGGGGGTGAATGCCCTGTTAAAGAAAATTGCTGGCGTTACATGGCGCCTGCGGATCGCTGGCAGAGCTATTTCGCTGCGCCTCCATGCGATGAAGAGGGCTGCGACTACTTCTGGGACATGAATGAAAAATGACAAGTGGCTTGTTACGATCTATGCCTTGCAGCCCTTCAAATGCCAGCGTTTCCCCGCTACGAACCCAACAGGCTCCAACTGAACAAGAAGCGCTATTACGTTTGCGACGATTTTCCCAATGTTCCCGCAGGGTGTGTTTTGCCCTCTGTGACGACTATTGCGAGCGCGTGTTCATCGCCTGGCAAGATTGCAGCGCTCATGAATTGGCGCAGGAAAGTGGGCGATGAAGAAGCTAATCGTCGCACTCGTAATGCTGTGGATCGAGGCAATTGGCTTCACGGTGTTCTAGAAGACCTCTGGAATGGTGAAGACATTCAAACCCACCTCGATTCGCACGAGAATTACGTCCCCTACTTTGAAAGCATTGTTGGCTTTCTTGAGCGAGTGGATAGTCCGCTGCTCGTTGAAAGCGCCATTGCCTGGTACGATCCTGCGCAAGAAATTGGCTATTCAGGCACGTTCGATATGCTCGCCAAGATGAACAGCGGGGCGTATGCCTTGCTTGATTGGAAGACGAGCTACAAGGAAAAGCCTGACACTCAACTGGCCGATTACCGCATGCAGCTTGGTGCCTACGTGCAAGCCATTGAACAGATGTATGACATCGAAGTCAATGAAGCACATTGCGCCATTGCTATTTACGATCCCGACACTGGTAACGGCCAGGAAGCGCAAATCGTAAGTCTTTCGGCAGCAGAGCTTGCTATGCAGGCAGGCATCATGGTGCAGAAGGTGCAGCAGTTCTTCTTTGATCACTACCCAGGCGGGCGCCCCTTAACAATTTCTATGGACCGTGGAGCTTGACTCCCCTGTTTATGGCGCTATGCTTCTGATGCCCCTTCCAGGGCCTACTACACTCCGCAGAGGAACACTCAATGCCCGCTGGCAATCTTCCTTCTTTTTCTGGATCGCTTGATCTTACTCCCGACATTCTCAATGCCATGAAAAAGGCCGGGACTAATGCAAATGGCAACTACAAGCTGCGTTTTGCATTGTGGAACAACGACAAGCGCGATAAAGATACTGCCCCTCATTTCAAGGGTCTGGTGACAGTGCCTGAAATGACAGAGAGCCCCAAGGCTTATGCTTCGATGTGGGACAACGGCAGTGGCTCCAAGCAAAGCTTTTCTGGCGGCTCTGACGATCCGTTTTGATCGCTTCTTGAAGCTTTTCTTTTCTTGACAACGGGGCTCTTAAGAGCCCCTTTTCTTTTTCCAGAACCATGCTTCTTAATGACAAGGAAATCAGCGTTCTTGCTGAAAATGATATTATTTTTCCTTTCGTCGCAGAGAAAACCAGAGAGCTGCCCAATGGCACAAAAGCCCTCTCATACGGTTTAAGTCATGCAGGGTATGACCTCCGTTTATCCCCTAAGGGGTTCATGGTCATCAATGATTCCCACATCACGGATGAAGTGCTAGACGTAAAGGCTTTTAATAAGGAGCTGGTGTACGAGGCTGAACCAATTGAAGAGAATGGCTCCACGTTCTTTGTCCTTCCGCCGTTCTCCTGCGCTCTTGGCGTGAGTGTGGAACTCCTGACAATGCCGTCTAACATTATGGGACTGACGGACGGCAAATCAACGTATGCTCGACAAGGTACGATCATTAACGTTACGCCAATTGAGCCTGGCTGGTCTGGCCATCTCACTATTTGTATTGTTAATCCCCTGGCTTTTCCCGTTCGCATCTATGCCAACGAAGGCATCGTGCAAGTCATGTTCGTCCGTCTCAATGAAGACTCACGAAGTGACTATGGAAATGGCAAGTATCAAAACCAAGGCGCTAACGTAACGTTTGCTGCCGTATAGCTTGTGAGCGCTCTTGAAGATCAATTCCTCGGGCTATGGCAGGCTCATTTCCCAGATCTTCCATTGATTAGGGAATACAGCGACGTAGAAACGTGGGAAGCTGATTTTCAAGAGCGCTATGCCAAAAGCAAGCGTTCAAAGCGTTACAGGGCAGACTTCGCTCATCTGCCCTCACGTTCTCTCATTGAAATACAAGGCGGCACGTTCAATCGTGGCCGTCACGTAACTGGCTCAGGCTACGAGCGTGATGCTCGCAAATTCAATTTGGCAACGATGGGTGGCTGGAAGATCTTCCTTCTTACCACCCAAACGGCCAAGGAAACTTTTTGGCTTGAGCGGATTGCTGCTTTTCTGCGAAGCGCTTAACTGCATCAGCAGCTTCACCAAGCAGCTCATCAGCAGCTTGTAAATCACGCTCTTGGAGCTGCATAGCTTGCCGCAGCTCAAGATTCTCCTTGACCAATGCAGTGACGGCTTCTTGCATATTGCTCCAGCCTTCCATCATCGTGCAAGCCACTTCACGCAGCTTGTCAATGTCATTGCATTCACTCAGTGCCTTCTTATTCGCAACGAGAGCGAAGTCCCGCTCCATGCTCCGTTCAAAAGGCCCCATAACGCCAATACAATCTTGACCATTGTATTTTAGGCCAACGGGAATAGAGAAAGTGCTCATTGTCCTTGCATTGTTTCGTTTAGCCTAGCCATGCAGCGATTTGGCAAGCAGTTTGTTTATCTGGTGGACGATGGGAAGGATGCCGTAAAATGCGGGACGGGCTACCGTCCTTACAAACTCCCTCGCACTCCTCGCAACCATGAATGGCTTCCAGGACAGCATGTGGTGTACGTACAACGTACGGCAGCAGGGTGGATGCCCTCTTCCGTTGTTGGCACCATTGAAGGCTTTGATGAAAGCGGAAGATCTCGTAAGGCACGAGTACGGTGGCATTCGGCTACGAACATTGCTCCTACAATCAGTCTGCAACGGCTCAGGCCTCTCGCTTTAATCCATGGCTATTGCTGAAAAAATCGATCCGCTGATGGATGGCATCAGCATGGTGCGTCTCATTGATTGGATGGGAAGCTCTCTTGATATTGTTTGCGACGCTCGGCAGAGCTTTGATCAGACCAGCAGCGAATGGTCCGAAAAGGACCAGAAGCTTCTTAATTATCTCGTCAAGCACCAACACACCAGTCCATTTCGTGGCGTTGTCACCAAATGGCAAGTGAAGGCTCCGCTGTTCGTTTGTCGGCAATGGTGGAAGCATGTTATTGGTGGTACGTTTGCCAATGACACGCTTGGTTGGAACGAGAAAAGCTTTCGCTACTGCGAAGCTGATGAAGAGGCCTATTACATGCCTCGTGAATTCCGCCAGCAAAGCCCCAGCAACAAACAGGCCTCTAGCGGCCCTCTGGAGCCAAGCATGAACCAAGTGGCCATGATTGAATATGCCAAGGCCCTTGAGCAGTCCAAGCAGGCTTACAAGGCGTTGCTGACGCTAGGAGTGAGCAAGGAGCAGGCACGAGGCATCATGCCAATGTCCACCTATACGTCCTTCACCTGGACTTGCAGCCTTCAGGCTCTCTTGCATTTCATCTCTCTGCGGGACAAGGCTGATAGCCAAGGAGAAATCCAGGCTTATGCTCAGGCCTTGTCTTCCCTTGCCCGTCCATTGTTCAAAGAAGCCTTTGAGGCTTTTGATCTTCACCAATCTTCTTTCTAATGACTGACGCCGTGAATCATCCCCGTCATTATGCCAAGAATGGCGGCATTGAATGTATTGAGGCTATTGAAGCTTCAATGGACCAAGACGAATTTCGTGGATTCCTGAAAGGGAATGTAATGAAATACGTTTGGCGCTATGAAGAAAAAAATGGCCTGGAAGATTTGAAGAAAGCCAGTTGGTATCTTGATCTTCTCATTTTTAATATGGAAAACGAGCCACAGCAAGAAGCAGTTGAGGCTCTTGAGAATGCTTCCCAACAATGCGAAGGAGGATTCTGTCCAATGCCTGGCTCGGTTCAGCCGGTTCCTGGCATTCGCTACGATCTTCCCGGAAAGCAAATCACTTTTGCTCCCATTGAAAACTAAGCAGCATTGCAACAAAGCCCCCATAAGGGGGCTTTTTCATGCTCAATTGTTTGGTGCATCGGCAGCACAATCCCTTTCTTCTCGCACCATGCTTCAAGCTCCTTCTGGTCAGTGTGGGCGCTAACAAAGCTATTGCAATACACCCATGCCATCACAATCTCCTCTCGCTTCTCGGTCCAGAATGGTTGCACTCGCCACCATTCCAGCATTGGAAGGTTTCCTTTACGAAGATTACAGCTTTTGCATGCGGGAAGCATGTTCCAACGGCTGAAATGCGGGCCTCCTTTGCTCTTGGGAACAATGTGGTCAATCGTAAGCTTTTCTTTCCATTCCCCGCAATATGCACAGGCACACTGCCCAAATGGTCCCCTCAGAAAATAATCTTCAAAAATACTCTTACGAAATCTACGTTTTGCATCTCCAGGGCGAAGTTCAATGAGAGAATAAAGCAGCTCATCAGGACCATTCGCTCTTGGCATGGCACTATTAAATTGTCTTGACCATAGTTTAACGCTAAATAATGCCTCGTGAATTTTGTATAGAATAGGCGTATTGATTGATGGCTATGGACAGTTTCAAGGACGGCCTTGCAAATTTTGTAGCCACCATCACGGCTGGCATGTTGCTGTCAACAGGCGCCATGCTTATTGCAGTGGGCACTCAGCAAGCAAGAGTGGCAGTGCAAATTGAAAGCATCACCGAGAAGCTAAGCGTGCTCACAGATAAGATGAGCGACATTGAAACTAGAGTGCGCAGTTTAGAAATTAAGCGCTAGCGTATTTATATCTTCCTTGCATTGTTCATCATGAGCGGCGCAGAATGGTTTGTTATTGGTGGCATCATTATTGCCGCCGCCGACCAAATTCTTGATCGTTCCCCTTGGAAAAGCAATAACGTTCTTCAGCTTCTTCTTGAAGGCTTGAAGACTATTTTTCGCGTGAAGGGCTGAGGCCATGTGGCCGTCAAATCGAGCATTCTGGGATGAATGCTTCCAAATTGCTCGTAAATATGGCGCTCGATATCCAGAGCTGGTAGCTGCACAATGCTGCCTAGAAAGTGGCTTTGGGAATCATACTTCTGGAAAGCATAATTATCTAGGCCTAAAAGGAAGTGGCACCACCACTTCTACGCAAGAATGGTATGACGGTCAATGGGTGACCATTAAAGCTGGTTTTATTGATTTCCCTAGTCTTGCTGCTTGCATTGAATATTTAATCACGCGATGGTATAAAGACTATCGTCACTTTAAGGGCATCAATAATGCCCCTAATCGCTATGCAGCGGCGCGTATGCTCAAGGAGCAATCGTATGCCACGGATCCCGATTACCCCGCAAAACTGTCTAAGCTCATGAAGGAATATGCTCCTGAGAGCACTGCTTTTACTATGATTGGCCCCAAGAAACGTCCGCAAGATTTTGGCTTTAAGAAAGGCGATTCACATTTAATTGTGAACGATGCAGTGGAAACCATGAAGGCTTTCTCATTTGAAGGGAAGCTCTTATGGGAAATCCCTTGTCTTGCTCGTGGACAATATAGTGATTTTGAATGGAAGATTACAAATTCAGACACTCCTCCAGGGATCTATAAAATTGGTGCCATTTACAAAGACTATGAGAAAGTGGGCGACAAGCCTGCTTATGATCGCACCCTCATGGCTTACGGCTGGTACAGCTTTGACATGGTCGAACTAGAAAATCAAGAAGCCGGCAATGGTAGGGCTGGAATTATGGTGCATGGTGGCGGAAGCGCAAATGGTTGGCCGGGAGCATGGGCTCCCAAGCAGCCATTAGTCCCCACTCATGGTTGCGTGCGTTGTCACAACATTGACTTGCGCGACAAAATCCTTCCGCTCACCAAAACCGGCACTGTCTTTATTAGCGTCTATCAAGAAGGTTAATTACTTAAGCCCAGAAGCACCCTGAGGCGCTTCCATTTAGCAAGCTCCTTCTCGTGGTAGTCCTCCCAAGAAGCGATGGTTTCGCTCAGTGCCTTACAGGCCATTGCTGGATCATCGTCTGTCAGTAGCTCAGCAAGAATGTCCGAAAGATGCTCCGTCTGTTGCTTGTACCACTCGCCTTCTGCAACGAAAGGAAAAGCCATGGAAAGGGGTAGCATGGTGCTGCCCCAGCATAGCTTCTATAGCGTTTCAATCCAGCCCAACATGCCAGTTGCTTTAGCGTTGCCAGAGCTTGTCACTGTAAGGAACAGTTCATCGCTAACTCCGCTTCCATTGACGCCCAAGGAAAGGCTAAGCCCATCTTGCACATCGATTTCCACTGAACCAGCGCTGTAGTAAAGACCAGCATTAACAGTGGTTCCGCCGGAAACAATGCTGCCAGCAGAGGTGGTTTCCACATTTCCCCTGCCATTGGCACTAGCGGTCCAAGTAACGCCAGAAGTGGTTGGATTACGACGAAGCTTCCATTCAATCGTGGTATTATCCTCCGTCACTAAATCAACTTTCACTGGAATGATCACATTATCAGTGCGGCCACTTGCCATGCGAATGCCGGCAACGATACGCTCACCAGTGATATTAGGAATTGAACCAAGAGCAGGAGAAATTGCATAAACTTCGCCATAGGGTTGATACCCGCCTTCGCTTGCAACAGTGGAGCAAATTTGCTTCATTGTTGCGCCACTAGCGCTTGTTGCATATTTTGCAATGCGATAGGTTTGTGGCAATACTGCCGCTGTCATATAGACGCTACTAATATTATTTGCATGGAGGAATTCATGGCAATAATAATATTCGCCATCAAGAATAAAACCACAACGTGCCCGTCCTGCCCCTAACCATTCAAGATCAGTGGTAAAGATGTTGGCCTTTGAAAAATCAAGCCACGAAGCAGTGTCAATATTCCATTGATCCTGATTAATAACGTTTTCAGTGACAACGCCAGAATACTTTCCTCTTACCACTAGCTGAAGAGTGGTGCCACTGGCACGAAGAATGATTCCATTGTTGTCATCAAATAGTCCCACTTCCTGAATAACACCACTCGCCGGCATTGACCCAGCAAAGCTTTGAATGGAAAGCAAAGACTTTCCTGGCTGATAAGGAAACCTTCGCCGAGTGCGCCTCATTACGCTGTCACCAGAGGCGGTGGTGACAGTCATATTGATAGAGCTTTGATTCGCATCATGAACAGACGATGCAGAACCAGTGATGGTTTCATTCCACACATCACTACGTTTGTCGTAACGAAGTACGGAATCAAATAGCGTATATGGCTGGCTTACGCGCTTACGTGCAAAGGCATCCACTTCTCCGCTGTCAATACCACGACGAATAATTTGACCACGATAATCGGCGGCAATTGCAGTTTCAAACTGGTCACCGCCTCTAACTACTTGTCCCATGAAAATAGCCCTTTATTTAAGTCTATTATGGAGCAGTATATCCTTGAGCATTGACATACACTTGAGCGCCGGAGGCTACACAAGCAAAGTTTAAAGCAGCATTAGCGGACGTTTTCAATGGATTATTAAAAACAATTTGATCTGTTGATGTCATGGTTCCACTGAGGTGTCCGCGCCAAATTACAGTACTACCATCCTTTACTACGGCTTCTGTCACCGTAGCATTCGCGTTTTTAACCGCCAAAGAAGTGAGATAGCGTCTTAAACCAGCACCGGCAGCGCCAGCTAATGCCACGTCTGCTGTGTTTGAAATGCCACTACTAGTTGCAGCGTAGGACCATTCAAGCTCAGGAATTTGATATGGACGAGTGATTAATGCACCTTGTAAAGTGGTGATTAGATCAGCCGTATCGCCAGTGGCAACGTTTGCGTAGTTGGCAGTGAGAGCACGTCCTGCAATCCTTACAGGGTTACCAGCAACCGCAGCATCGTGCGCTGCAGAGCCTGCAGTATTAAGCGCATTAACGCTTGCTTGGTGAGTTAACTGTACTGGAACAGAAGCTGCTTGCGTTGAATTAGCTTGAATCTCCACTCTTTCACGGAGATAATCAAAAATACGAACAAAGCCAATTCGTGCGTCTGTACGTTTAATGATCGTACCGCCAGCATTTGTAGTGGTAAAAGTGGCAGGAAGAACAGTTCCTCCAATGGGAAGTAAAGTTATTGTCGTAGTAGCAACGTTTGCAACTTTATAGACGCCATCCACATTTAAAGATGCACCAGTCGAATCGTTTCTACAGCTATAAACATTCACATAGTCCCCAACTGAAGCGGCCCAGTTGCCGCTACCAACGAGAGTTAATGCAGTGCCATCGTTGGCTGCAGACTGAATGGCAACAGTTGTAAAGGCGGCAGGAATGCTTCCGCCTTGCACTCGCGCCACCATGCCACCATAACTGGTAGCAGTGGCAGAAGCACCAAAAGCAATGGTGAAAGAAGTGGACGTGGGGGTGGAGGCAACTGCAGTGGCAGTAGTCAAGTTGGCGAAGTTAGTTTGATCACGAATGCCATAGATGACAATTTGATCACCAGTTGTTAAACCATGCGCTGTTGACGTTGTAATTGTGGCAGTGGTAGAGCCGGCTTTGACTGCAGAAACAATTTGTGCAGTTGGAACAGTAAGCCCTTTATTATTGGTAAATCGAAAACGCAGCTTATATTGTTTTGTAAAATCAGGAACCACCTGCGTTCTAAATATCCTGGCATTCAACGCACCAATACTGTCAACTGCAGCATCTTGATACTGAGCCCTGTCTGCCTGCAAAATATATCTAAATTCAGTGGCTGGAAACCATGAGTAAGTGAAAGCAGCATTAATACCTTGTGTTCCAACAGTCGTGTTGACGGTTGTTGAATGGTTACCATTCGCAGCACCGCCAGGAAGAACATCGCCACTATTGGCGCGCACGTATAAAGATGAGTTAGTGGCAGTAGCGTTCTCAAAAATTTGCGACATCCCATCCCTTGCATATCCCAATGCAGAGCGCTGGTAAACAAAACCGGAAGTAAATGGACCTGCCGTTACAGAAGGAATGGTACCACCAGGTCCAGCAGTGCAAGTGAACTGCGTGGTAGAAGGAATGGTCGCAACAACTAAAGACGGATAGTTAAATCGACTATCACTCACTCCATAAATACCAATACGCTTGCCAGGAACAAGACCATGGGCGCCTGACGTATTAACTGTCAAAGTGGTAGTTGATTGCGAAATACTTGCAATGGTTAATTCAGAAGGAGGGGTGAGACCTGCGTCTGTGCTAATAATTTCTACTGACAGCTCTTGTCCCAATACTCGCTGGGACATACTTAAGCCAACTGCAGCCTCTAAAGGCATGTCATAGTTAGTGATTCCCTGTAAAACTGTTTCTCCGTCTGCGACTAGAGGATCTTTAGAAATAACTAGATAGGACGCAGACATTGCATTTCCATCTAGCTGAACAAGGTCCCCCGAAGCTGTAGTTAAAGTCCAATTAGTTCCAGGAGAAAAGCTTTCAAACGATTCCCTGAATTTAGTAGTAATATTCGCAGGGTAAACATTTACGCCGCTAGCGATGGCAGTTCTAATGCCAGACGCAGTGGCTTCAGACGCAGCTCCAGACGGTAATGGTAAACTTGCAATGCTTGCAGGTACTGGATTGCCGCTATCATTGCTAATCTCTACGCTTGCATTAGCAATCTCCACTTGAATATCTGCGCCATCATCAACAAAAAGCTGCACTTTATCTGCAGCGTTCATGCCGCTAGTGTCAGCATTAAGGAATAGCGTCGTATTTCCCGAAACGCTGCTAACACTACCGCCTCGTGCCGGCGAATTGAATTGATAAATAACTACATTATCAGTGACATTTGTAGCAAGCAAAAATTGCTCTAGCGGAAAAATACCGCTAATCGTAATACTGCCAGAGCCAGCAACGCCAGGCGAGAATGTATAGCCAGAAACGAGATATTTAGCCATTCATCCTAAAGCAATGGAATAAGCAATAGCGTTATCGTTGTCTCCTTGTGGTCCTTGCGCTCCAACTGAAGACGCAACCACCATAGAAGAAGCAACGGAATCACTATTAATGATAGCTGCATTAGTGCTTGAAGCACTGACGATAACAGCATTGCCATCATCGCTAGAAAAGATGGCGCTAGACCCTGTATTATTTTCGCCAATTAATGCAACACTGCCATTAGCAGTCGAAATGAGAGATACTTCCGGCATGAAATTAAGCGCGTGAATAAGTGGCTTGAACAGTCATCTTGCCAGTAAGCCAATAATATCGCTCGCCTCCAGATGAAGTGAGACTCACGTCATAACCAAACTGTCCAGTTTCAAAGCCAGAAGTGGTGGCAGGAGAAAGTTCAAGCTGAAACAAACCATTTGCTGCATCAATTAACGATGGAGAGAAAGTGCCCACATATTGATTTTCAAGAAGCCCGCGAATATCAGAATCAACAGTATATCCACTTAAATTAATGGGAGTGCTCACGTAATGCGTACCACTAGCGGTACCATGAAGAGCTAGGCTTGTTCCCCCAGAAGAAGCTGACACTTTGAAAGAATCGTTAGTTAAACCACTTGCAATGACATAGTAGACAGTATTGTCAGTCATCCCGCAAGGTAATGCGCCTCCAGCAAATACCACTTTCTGACCACTGTTAAAGCCATGGCAGCTAGTAGTAAATGTGCTTCCAGAAATATCAATTGTTGTTTGCTTCTGGTTTTCAGTGGCTCTAAACTGATTTTTCCAAGTGGCATTTTGCAATACCACTATGTCATAAGTGGCTGGATAAATCATTGCTCACTGGCTAATTAGCTTCATTATAGCTTTGTTCTTGCCATTAAAAAAGGAGCTAACGCTCCTTGAAATAATCATCCCTTGCCTTGGCCGCGAGAAAGTTTGCGGCCGTGAGATGCTTTGCTATGTTTTCCTTGGCCTTGCTTTGTAAGCTTTGGCTTGCCAGCTTGATGTAGCTTTTGACCGCTAATACCAATCTTTGATTTTGCTGCCATTTATCAAGCCCAAGGAAGACCAGTGCCAGTGGTGGGAGTACGTTGCTGTTCAATTTGAACGGCAAGAGCAGCTTCAATTTCTGCTACTTTCTCATCGCCAAACTTTTCTTTCACCCAGCCGATGACAATTTCGGGAGTGAGCTGAGCGTAAGGAATGGCATTGTCCTCGTCAGGAGCTTCAAGACCAAGACTGCCATAGGCCGAACTTGCATAGGTGCCATCATCGGCAGAAATTGTATAGTGAACAGTGCCCACGTAACCATTTGAAAGCGTGCGGTCCATATTGGCCACCGCCCATGTGTAAGTAATTGCCATGATCAGAAAGAATGGTCTTCGTTAGTTTAGCAATGGAAAAGAAGGCGGTTTCTTCGGGAAACCGCCAGAGCTAGTAGCGATGTGGACTACGCGCTTTCAAGAGCTGCAACTTTGGCCTTAAGTACGTCGATCTCAGCCAACGCCTCCTGCAGAGCCTTGGTCAGCGGTGCAATGAACTGGTCGTAACGCAGAGCCTGCTGGCTGTCGGGATCGTTTTTATCGGTTAACACCCATCCGCCAAAGTCAATACCGAACTCGTCGGCGACTGTCTTGACCTCTTGAGATGCAAATCCCCAGTGCGTACGATTACCGGGAACGGGATGCTGCCTTGGATTTCCGTTTTCGTCTGGAATGGGAGCACCGTCTTCATCGCGCTCTATTTCATATCCACCAATCTTCCATTTGTAGGTAATAGGCCGGAGGCGCTTGATAAAATCAATACCATTTTCAATAGGCCGAATTTCCGTTTTGTCACGAATATCTGATGTTTGGATGGCTCCGTTGACAGCCCAAATAGCTGTCCAGCGAGCTGCTGATCCCCCACAAGAATAAGTATTATCTGTTGCAGGTAGTAAGTTTGACCAAAATGATGAGCCAGTATTATGTAAAATAGCGAGATTAACTGGTGATGCCCAATTACTGTTTTGTGCGCTTCTAATATAAGGACCAATTGCGCCCCCAGTAACGTAAGCTCCGAAGTGATATGAATAGCGACCAACTTCCTGGCCAGCAAATATTTCTAGGCCAGGACCGCTGCCTCCGGCATCGTAAGAACCAGTATTGTTCTGAATAGTAACTCGTCCAGTACTCCCAATCCTCATCCGCTCCGTTGGAGTACTCGCCCCGTCGGAGGTCGTGCTCAGTATGATTCGGCCTGGCATGTCACTAGTGCCAGGGGTGCCGTCTACAACAACTCCTATGCTTGCAGCACGAATCCAGGCGCTGCCGTCGTATCCCGCTCCATGAATCTCAGTAAGAGTATCTCCGCTTGCCACGCTTGAGGGGCTTGCTTTGGTTCCGCGAGAACTACCAAGCCTTAATTGAGCCGCAAAGGCTACTGAACTACTGTTGCGGATAAAGATTCCGCTATCTGCGGTATTACCTTCAGTGCTGATTTGCAAAGGCGCCGTGCCATTTGCTGTATCCGCAGTAGACGTACCAACTAAGAGCCTGCCGGAGCTGTCGATGCGGGCGCGTTCTAAAGCATCAGTGAAAACTAAGAAAGCTTTATTTTGTCCATCAAGCTTAAGTCCAGTTCGGACATCACCAAGCGATCCTCCACCGTAGGAGTAAATAAAGCCATTTCCGCTTGTGCCTATATCGCCCGAATAATTTATGTCTCCAGATACGTCGAGTTTTGATGCGGGGCTCGTAGTGCCAATCCCTACACGACCTGAACTGTCAATAAACAGTCGCCCAGTGCCATTAGTGGTTAGAGCTAGCTGGTCTGCACCAGGAGAGTAAATACCAGTATTTGCGTCCCCGCTAATAAATAGTCCTGGCGTGGAATCTGAGCCCGCGACAACACCAAACGCACCAGTCATCGTGTCGCCAGTGACGTTTACAAACTCACCAGCCTCACTGCGCCATGCAGCACCGTCCCAAATCTTAAACACATAAGTGCCGCCACTGGTATCAAGCCATTGCTCGCCAAGGCTATTACCAGCAGTGCCGCCACTTGCAGGACTAACATTAGGAGCCGTTGCGCCAACATGCACAGGCCCCACTTTCACTAAATTACCATTGGTATCCTTAAAGAATGCTCCAGGACTACCACTTGCATAGTTAATGGCCAATTGTCCATCAACCATGGACGCAGGATTAGGGCGCTTGTTAAGCGTCGATGAACGCAGATGCTGAAGAACACCAGCCATAATTAAAAGCCTTCCAGAATTACAGGAGACAAATTAGTCTCTTGCAATTCTAAAAGGCTTTTGTTTTCTAATGATTAGAACGTGCCTTCATCAATGATGGCATCAATAGTACCAGCAGAGAAATTACCACTTGCATCGCGAGCGACAATTGCGCTAGCAGTGTTAGCGCTGGTAGCAGTGGTGGCGCTATTACTAACTTTTCCAGCGGTGGAAATAGTATTAAGTTTGGTATCAGCAATGCTGCCAGCAAGCATTGTATTGGTGACTGTGCCAGTATCACCAGTAGTGACAACAGTGCCAGTGACGTTGGGAAGCGTGATTGTCCTGTCCGCCGTGGCATCAGCAGCAGTAAGCTGAATTTCAAAAGCGTTATCAGTGGCGCCCTCAAAGAAAAGCGTGCCTGTCGTCCCGAATGTAACGGCACCAGTAATAGTCCCACCAGCTTTGGGCAATGCTGCATTAGCCAGGTCATAAGCGCTCTTTACTGCAGTGGCAGTGGCAGCAAGCGTAGAGCTAGTAGTGCTCGTGCTGTCAGTGAGCTGAACGGTGCCACGCACGCTTGTCGTAGCGTCAGGGATGGAAATAACTGGCGTTGTGGTGCCGCTAACAACAGTGAGCGGAGCATTAACGCTCACTGAAAGAACTGTGCCACTTGCAGGCGTCACCCACTGAACACCGCCACCAAACGCAGAATTAGCCGTCAATACTTGCCCATTTGTTCCCACTGCTTGCTTGACAAGAGTGGTTCCACTGCCAACAAGAAGATCACCCTTCGTGTAGGAATTAAAGCTTGTTCCGCCATAACCAGTGGCAAGAATGCCGCTCGCTACGTTATTAACATTCCTACATTCGTTGCTAACTTCTTCAATGGCAGCTTGTACGTTGCTTGCAGAAATGCTTGCAGCAGGAGTAAAGGACACCTGCGCAGCGCTCTGCGAAAGATAAGTGGAGCTAACATCCACTTCAGTCCAAGCAGCACCATTGCAAAGCAGAATGTCGGGCGGCTGCAAAGTAGTAGCAGGAGCAGGCGAAGTGCCAGTACCACCGCTTGCTACCACCACGTAATAACGATTAAACGTGGCAGAAGGAGTGGGAAGTGGTTGCCCAACGGTTAAACCAACAGCAGCACCATCGCTACTGGTGCTAGCAATAATATTTCCGCTTGCGTTATATGTGCCACCAAAGATGATTTCGCCAACGCTAATGCCAACAGGGTTCCAAACGTTACCATCCCATAAGTAAAGGTCTTTCTCCAATGGATTGAAGAAGAATTGTCCAATAAAATCAGCAACCGGCGGTGCTTCGCCAAACTGACTCACTGAATAGTTTGCAAGTTTAGAAGCAAGAATGGAATCATCCGCAATTAAGCCACTACCAAATGTGCCAGTAGTAATTTTGCTTGCAGGAAGAGACGGAATGTCATCCGCAACCAAGCTTGTCTGACCAGCACTAACGTGCCCCTGTGCATCCACTGTTACTTTGTAATAGATGCCAGACGCCACGCTATTCGCGTGGTTAAAGATGCCGCTGACAGTTACTAGGCCCGTACCAGCTTGAGCTACGCCTAATGCTGCCGTGGTAGCCCTAGGAAGATCATTGGCGGTGATGGCACGGAAAGTCGGAGCAGCATCAGCACTGCCGCTTGCAGGACCAGCAAAGAAGCGCGTGGCAACTTGCGTGTTTAACGAAGGAACAATGGATGCACTGAAGGCATCAGGATAGGAGGTGGTAAAGCTGTAAACAGTGTCGCCAGAGATGACAGCAGTGGAAAGACCAGACTGTCGCTGCCATTCACTTCCCGTCCAAGTGTATTCAACGCCAGTGCCAGTATTTAGCCATTGCTGGCCAATAAAGATGCCACTACCAACAGGAGTGGAGCCAGCAACAATGGCAGCAGAATTATTCGCCATCTTGGCGCTGGTAACAGCACCATCCGCAATTTTTGCAGTGGTAACAGCCCCGTCATTAATCTTTGCTGAAGTGACTGCAGAAGTGGCGATAGTGGCAGCAAACGCCCCTGTGCCAGTGCCTGTAACATCTCCAGAAAGCGTGATGGTCTGGTCGCCAGTATTAGTACCAGTGGACGTACCAGTAAAGGTGCCGTTTTGCGTGGCTAATGTGCCAAGACCAAGAGTGGAGCGAATATCAGCAATAGTTGCATCATCAAGAATAGAACGCGCCGCAGAAGTGCAAGAGATTTCTTCTACAGTACCGCCACTTGCTGAAGAGCGACCAAGCAACACATTGCTTGTAGAAGTGGCTTGAATTTTTGCGTAAGAAACAGCTCCGTCAGCAATCTTGGCAGTTGTAACGCCACCGTCAATAATCTTGGCTGTAGTAACAGAATTACTAGCAAGCTTGTCTGCCGTAACGTTTGCATCTACAATTTTGACAGTAGTAACGCCACTATCAGCAAGCTTTGCAGTGGTGATTGCACTGTCGGCAATGTTTCCAGTGACAATGGAAGAAGAGTCATAATCTCCACTTCCTACTGTATTTTTTACGGCTAACGAACCAAGTCCAAGCGTAGTGCGCTGTGCAGTGGCATCAGCATCATCCAACAATGCCCTGCCTGCCGCAGTAAGTGTGATGCTTTCTACGTTGCCGCTACCAGCAGATGCTCGACCAAGCAGCACGCCACTTGCCACTTGTTGAATCTTGGCAAAAGTGACGGCATTATCTTCAATGGCTGCAGTTGGAATGGAACCACTTGTATAGCTTCCAGAAGGAATGGAACTCGCAGTGATTACTACGCCCGATAGCTCGCCGGAAGCAAGCGCCAATTTTTCAATGGTGACAGCGCCGGAAGCTAATTTCGCGGCAGTGATTCCACTGTCAACCAAATTGATTGTATTTACAGCGCCACTAGCAAGCTTAATTTGCGTGATGCCACTGTCGGCGATATTTGCTGAAGAGATGGCGCCACTGGCCAATTTTGCCTGCGTAATGCCACTATCAACTAATTGAATGGTGCCAACTGAATTGGCTGCCATTTTTGCAAGCGTAATGCCACTTGCAGCTAGATGAACAGTATCAATGGCGCCAGCACTTACATTATTCCCTGTAATGCCACTGGTTTCAATTTTTGCAGAAGTGACAGCACCATCAAAAATCTTGGCTGTTTCTACCGCGCCGCTAGCAAGCTTTGCGGCCGTAACTGCTAAATTATTGATCTTACCAGTGGTAATGCTTAAGTCTTCAAGAAGACTGGTATTGATAGTGTTGCCAGTGGCAACTATTCCCAATTCCAATGTGGAACGTGCACCAGCAGCATTGGCATCATCAAGAAGAGTGCGAATATAAACAGTGCAATCAATCTCTTCTACATTGCCAGTAGAACTACTGCGACCTAGAAGCTTATTAGCGCTTACTTGCTGTATCTTGTCATAAGTGAGCGTATTAGGGGCAATGGAAGAGCCAGTAAGTTTTGCAATACTGGCTTGATTAATCTTTGAAATATCAAGAGTTGAAGCGTCAGCAATGTTAAAGCCTGCCTGGATCAGGCTCTTCACTTGCACCTTCTTGGTTTGACTGGCGCTAACGTCCGAAATGGGTAGTACGTCGTTAGAAGCTACGCCTCCCTGAGGAAGTTCGACGAGTTCCGTAATTCTTTGATCGGCCATCTCTCAAAAAGGCAGTGCTAAATACAGTCTAGTCTTAAACGATAATAGCTATTATGACTCCCCCTCATCCCTTAAATTAATCACTGGGTTCCTGCAGCAGATAATCAAGGCTTTGCTCAAGATAAATGGCATCATCATCTTCTTTCAAGATGAACTCAGTTGGTATTCCCACGCGAAGCTTGAATTCCCCAGTGGTAACAAAATCAATGGAACAAGCCACTAAGGCGTCAGACGTTACAGTTACACCCGCCCTTGTTACAACTGCCTCAACTTCGTAATAAACTTCTTCTCTAAAGCTTGGTGATCTATCTACCGACGAAATCGAAAGCAAAGCTTTAAATGCACTGCCAATATTTATTCTGTTAATAACTTGCAGCAAGAATAGTGGTGTGTCCTGTCTTGGAATAGTGTCATAACTAAACAAACATTCGATGCTTCCATTGCCACTGAGTAATCCTGCTGAATACTGCTGCTTAAAGGTGTCCGACAAGCTTGTCGTCTCCATCGCAGCCCTGTCAGTATTTATTTCAAACGATGTAACAGAGCCCAGTGTGTTATACCTAGTGTCTTTCACTCCAATCGTAACTGGCAATGATTCGCCGTAAAACTGGGCCAACGCATATTCATCTGCTCGCTCATTATTAATGGCACTTTCAAAGCTATCAAAAAGGCGAATACCTCCTAGTTGATTAATGTGAGCATAGGCCCGTGCATTTTTTGGCACTTGATATGGACTCATGCGATATTCAGTGTATCCCTCCGGAGGTAATTCAGATGAAAAGCCCATCTCATCATCTTGCCATCCAGCTAAACCAACAGTGGCATTATCATTCCATACCACTTCGCTATAACCATCAACATCCGGCCCCGGAACGCTCCAAAAAGAAGCGGGCATAAACAGAAGGCCCCTAGGGTCTTCCGTGCTAATTTCTAAAAAATCTCCAGCAATTATGTTCCTATCACTATCGTCAAAACTAAAGCGGTTTAACGCGGTATTAACATCATCAGGCGAAATGGCAGCAGTGAAAACATTCTCTCCACCACGCTGAAGCTTAATCGCGCCTGTATGGCCAACAAAGAATGTCATTTCGCCTCAGCATTGATTATTCTATTGTACGAACAATAACAGCATCATATCAAGCAGTGCCAGTAAGCACAACAGCAGTTAGAGCGCCATTAATTGTAAAGTTAAACGAGACAGTGGTAAGCTCATCAGTGGATGATGTGATGCTTGCACTGTTAATGAAAGCATTAGCCGTAAAGTATTGATCCGGTCCCACTTCAAAAGTGAGGGCAGCCACGTCAGCGTCAGTGACCGCACCAGTTTTGGCAATCCTTGTAAGAAGATCGGTCACATCAGTGGTATCGCCGTTGTAGTACGACAACGTGGCGCTACCAGTGGCGCTAGACAAGCCAGGAGTGAAAGTATTGGCAGTATCCCCTAAAGCCGTAGTATCCAGCATGTTTACGGAAGTATCAAGAGTCCAGTTGCGAACTTTTGATACTTGGTTAGTGCCAATCTTTAGCTTGCCAGTACGGCCGGTATAAAAGGGCATCGTCTTAAAGCTTTTTGTTTATGATAGCAACGTTTCTATTCAACTAAGAAGACGTCATCAAAATGAGCAATCTTAGACAACGTAGCTCCTCCAATTTCGTCGCACTGATGTTCGACGGCACTAATTGTAATTTCTCCTTCTTCTTCCATTGACACACCAGTTACGCGGAAAACACGTTTTTTCGTTAGCTCTATGCCAAGCACAAACAACCACCCTTCATAGCCCGCTAATTCAGACGATTGGTTATTAGCAATGGGAACGGAAGACAGTTTTGTGGGCGAGTCTTGGCCGTTGTAAAGCAGCACGGTAAAACTGCCATTTACAGCTTCTTCAGCCAGTGGAATATTAAGCTTGCCTTCTTCTTCAACGATGCCGCTTCTAATGTCATCCCATTGGTTTTGATCTAGCTGCACGTAAATATATGAACCAGGAGCAACTGGACTTTCAGTGGGGAATGTCTTAAATTCAATGGCACGACGAGAATATCGACGTTGCTGACAAAGAAGCTTGCCATATTTAATTGCTTGCTCTCTGCTGCTTACAAAAGCAGATAAGTCAAAGGTTTGACGAATGCTCAAGCTTTCATCAAACTCCGCATCGTCTTTATGAATTTGAACGCTAGTGTTCTGAGGAAAAACTTTATCATTCGCCGTATCTCGATAAACAATGGTGGCAATTAAATCCTGCGTGTTATCGCCATAGTCAAGGAATTCTTCTTTATAACTGTCCTCTAAAATATTCCCTTGATTAAAGAGGGCAGAAATTTGCACCTCCCGTGAAATCGTATAAAGGCGGCTGTCGTAAGGCACAGCAGGAATTAAAGTTTCCTTGCCTCCAATGCGGGCAAATTCCAGCAGGCTAAATGGAGCAACTTGCGACCAAAATTCCCGCCACGACGCAGGATCGGCGATCACGCCGTCCATAAATAGCTCATTTACTTTGCAAAATTGTTGGGAAATACCAAGCTGCTTTTTGTCTATGCCATTGATATTGGCATAAGCCGTAATGCCGTTTTCCTTGTCAAGCACACTATCCAAGAAGATTTCTGGCGCATAACTTGTAGATTCAGAAAGCACATCCGCATAATTACCATCGACGTCAATAATTTTCCTAACCTTTTTCCCTTTATTCACCCATGCACTAAGTGAGCGCAAGTCTCTTACGCCTTGGCCGCTATAAATGTTTAGACCAAGCATAGATATGTCTTTATAAGTGAAGTCGGTCAGATCTTGTTGCTGCTGCTCTGTCACGGCAACTAAGTTGATTTCCGCTCCGCTTTCAAAGGAAAAGGAAATCTGCGTGTCGCTACGCAGAGAAAACAGCCCCCATTCATCAACAAACTTAGGAGCACGATTCAATGGAGGAATGCCACGCCTTGTATTTTCAGCAGACTTGCCTTTGTAAACAATGGAAAAACCGCCTCCCAAGTCAATCGTTTGACCGTTAATTGACCCTCCATATCCAGAAGTGCGTAGATAAATCATTGGCATATCTGCACCATTGTTACGAGTGCGTAATTCTGCTGCTAGATCAACAATGGGCTCTAGCTTAAATTGCCATTTTTCTTTCGATGGAGCGATAAAGCGTAGCCCAACATAAGTGTCAAGCTCTTTGCCGTTCCTAACGCCAATAACATATGGGACTAATTTATACGTTTCTTCATCAGACTTTTTATACCACAACCAAAACATGGCAGTGCGATTGCGCACGCCATTGTCACTATCTTTGTGCCCCTGCTGGTCCTCTTCTGCATATTTATTCATGCGCCCTTGAATGCGCTGAAACACCTTCGCTTTGAATGCAAAGTTTACCACTTCACATTTTGTTACGCATTCGTAGCGTATTTCGTCAATCTTGGCAATACATTTTGTATTGAAATAGTCATTCCAAGAATTTTCGTTTTTTAATAGCCTGGTAATTTGATTTAAATTGGCAACTGCTGCGTCGTAGCTTGCCGTCCATGCAGATTGAGACACGGCTTCTGCTGAACTATCGCGATCAACAGCGCTTGCAACTTCAGTTCTCTTTTTGGTAATCGCACGGCGCCTAGCCTTTAGCGCCTTTCGCTCTTCTCGGAGATTGGTATTCTTATTGCTGTCATAAAGACCCTGTTCAATGGCGCGAGTGGAAAGTCTCGCGAATTCATCGCGAAGCTGCACTCGCTTTTCTTTCTTCTTGTTAATTTTGTCCTTCTTTTCTTTTTTTGCTTCTTTTAATCGTTCCTTCTGTCTGTTTGTTCTACTGCCAGGCGCGATTTCAAGGATGTCAGAAATCTCGTCCTGTAAATTCTCAATCTCATCGTTCAATACTTTGATTTCGTTTTCTATCTTGTCAATCGTATCCCTAATATCCTTGAAAGCTCCTTCATCTTTGATTACATTCAAAAGCTCACTGTTTGAAAGGTTGCCCTTCAAAACGGCAGTAGCACTTTCAATGGCATTATCAATCTCCTCTAGCTCCGCATCAAACGCCGCAATCCTGTCTGATCCAGGCCCAGTAAAGCGCTCTGCAAAAGCTGCCCCTTTTTCTGCGTTAAGCGTAGCAATTAGTTCTTCTGCTTCTCGCTTCTGTCTCCTTAAATCTTCTTCGTTTTGCTGATAACGTTGAGTGGAATAATCCTCTTCACATAGCACGCCGCTTTCAGTGCATTCAAAAATAAAAGTTCCTTCAATGTCTACGCCGCTCCGAATGTTATCCGCTACAAGTTTAAATTTTGCTGCTCCAATTTTGTACGTGCTAGCAGAATCAAACACACCAATATAAGCACTCCTTAAATCAAGAGCTGCACGTTGTACTTGCTCTGTAGGTTTATTGTCATCTTCCGAAAAAGAAATAGTAAGTCGATTCCCAACAGGAAATGATGGCCTTACACCTGTTGACGGCCATGTGCTCGGCCAATAAATTCCTCGTCCTTCAGTTACATTAATTCCCAGGGAGTCTTGACGCAGGCGCCCCTCATCGTCTCGATCCTCTACTTGCACTCTTAATGGCACCACGTCGTACAGACCCAGCGAAGAGCTTGTAGTAGGTGAAAAGGCTTGACTATAACCTTGCGCTCTATTTTGTCCGTTTTTGATAACAGAACAAATTAAATCATTCTCAGTGGTATAAATTGGATCACTCGCAACTGACACATCAGACGGAAACTTTTTGTCCTTGAAGGAAAGTCGTCCTTCTGCTTCATTGGCATAAAGAAAATACCGTTGAGATGCCAAGTCTCTAAGCGGCGTTTGACCAAAAGCGGTGCGTCCGTAGTCGAAGCTTTGAACAGGGCCAGCACCAATAACTGCAAGCATTTGCATGTATTGGCTAGTACCAAAGCTATGTACTGCAGACCAGACAAGAGACGTGTTGACGCGCAAGCCTCCTGCTGCTTTGTTCTCGTCAGTATTGGTATAGATGAGATTGATGGGCTCTCCATAGCGAGCCACTTCTTGAAGAGAATTAAATCCGTAACGTGGAGCAAAAAATGGGTTGCGAGATTGACTCCCCATCTTTTGACCAGGAATCTCTGGCTTTGGAGCAAGTAAAGTCGCGGCGACTTGTGCAACAGTTCCGACAATAGAGACAATCGCGGCGGCCAATGCCCACTCCGCACCCGTTCCCATTCTTACATCAAGAATAGTGCCTTGTTTTTCGTCCCTGTAATTTAATCTTGCTAAATAAAACTGCCAATATTCTTCCTCTGAAATTTGCAAAGCGTCGATAAGAGCACGCTCGTAAGGAAGAAGCTTTCTCATTGTTTAATATCTGGCAGCATTTTGAATAATTTTAACGATGGAAACAAGCGAGACCAGTAAGATCTGCCTCCTCGTGAAACCGTAAGTATTCCTCCATCATAAGCCACCCCAACTGCTATCTCGCCTCCTGGCTTTGGAAGAATAATGGCAACGTTGCCATTTTCTTTTTCCATTGTTCTAGTGCCGTTTTCAAATAGCCATCTTACAATTCGCTTCATTGGTAGATTACCAGAATCGTATTCATCATATGCCCATCGAAACTCATCTTCATAATCATGAAGCCCAAGGCGGCGTCTCACTTCACATACGAGCATAAAACAATCACTCTTTCCATTGCCTTCGCAAAAACGGGCTCTGCGCTCATAGGTGAGTCCGATTAGATCGTTAATCATCGTAAATTAACTTCTGCGTTCAACGGTAAAATTCCAACGTTTTCAGACGTGAATGTGCGACGAGGAAAACTCGCACCCACGCTATCCATTGCAGATCGAAAGCGCAGTTCTACAGTTGTATCATCAAATGAAGCGCCCACTCCCACGTAGGATTCTTCATATTGTGCCGTAGCAGAAGCAAGACTATACGATGCGTAATCAGTAATATTACCAGTGCTTGCCATCCATACTGTTTTTAACGTAAGCTGACTAAGTCTATTGCCATTGCCTTCCTCGACCATCGCAATTGTAAATTCACTATGAGGAAATAATAAGCGTAAGATTTCATTGTCTCCGTTCAATGCCGCTAGCGCTCCTTCCGCTCTAAAAGGAGCAAAACGATACACTGGCGAAGAAGTGCCGGGTACTGGCACTGCTGCAAAGTCTTTACCAAAAAAATAGTTTTGATAAAAATGATTGATTTCTGGCCTAGTCTTGGTCGCTGGAATTTTTATCTGCGCAAAATTAGCAATGTGGACAGTGGTAGTTGCCATAATCAAACGCCAGAATAATCCAACTCACCAATAAGTCTCACTGTAACAGTGCTGCGTCCATTGAACACGCTTTCCACTTGCGGCGGTTCAGCATATTCCCACAGGATATTAGCAGGAGCTTGTAGAACGTTTTTCAAATCTGTGCTTATGCCAGAGAATACGGTATCAGGAAGCGTGAAACGAGCATAGCTACCATATTGGCCATAGTAATGATCAAGGATGGCTTTCGTATTGGCATCAGAAATGTTTTCAAACTGGAGATCAATAACGTGACCAAATGAACGATTACCAAATACTCGCTTAACAGTGGCGCCAGACAGGCCACGGTAAGTTTTAGTGGGGAATTGTCCTGGAGAATAAGAACGCCCAGTTGGTTTAATGGAAGGAAATACTGCCATCAGCGGATACCAATGCTAGAGCGAGTGGATGGGCTTTGCTTAATCTTATCGAGCGTCATTGACATGCCTCGTTGAGCACCGCCAACAATGGAAGCGCGACGAGTTTCTGCCATTGCTTGCTCTAATTGTTCCCGGCTAACGTATTCTACGCCATTGATCTTTGTAGTTTCAAACTTCATGCTCAGAGAAGGCGCTTGAGGCATGCCTGGAGCGCCGCCTCCCATGAGATCACGAGCAGATCGTCCACCGAGCTGCACAGGGATGGAGCGACCGTCTGGAAGGGGCACAACGGCTTCGTTGTACTTGCCTTCGCCCATTAAGCCAAGAGTGGGACCTCCCACAACTCCTCCATTAGCAAATGCCCTGAAGCCTCCTTTGGCAATGCCACCATTGGCAAACACTGCACCTAGCTTTGGAGCAAATGGAGCAGCTCCGAGCGCATCTGCAGTGCCATTGAAAGAAGAACTAGTTCCGAATTGACCGGCAGATCCGCCTCCAAACATGCCGCCAAATCCACCCAGGAGACTTCCGGCCATGGAGGCAATCATGCCAATACCACCAAGCACGTTAGACGTGCCTCCCTCCTTGATTTGATTGATGCCAGCCATGATTCCCATGATGCTACCAGCAGCCATGCCAATACCGCCAACAACACCTGCCAGACTTTTCTGCCAAGTTTTGCCGGCAGCACCATTTGGTCCCATTTCTTCACCGGCGGCGCCTACTGTCATTGCGCTATTCCAAACTGAAGCGTCCACTTGTCCTAATTGTTCTGCGTAGGCATTGGCGCTTTCAGTGAGGGAGCCAAGTTCTGGTATCTGAAGCGCATTTCCGCTGGCGTAATCCAATGAGAACATGCCACCAGACTGAGGCGTATATGGTCCGGCGCCTGTTGCGGCACCTCCGGTTCCAGTTAAAGCAGCAGTGTTAGCTTTAACGGCTTCTGTATTAAGCCTAGTTTCTTCGGTATTTTTGTCTTGAGCCTCAATAGGAGTAGTTGAAGGCTTCGTTTCTTCAGGCATATTCTCAGCCGCGCCTTTCGGGAAGAAGTTTTCAATGGCAAATTTAGAAAGTCCTTCCTTAAAGAATTTCTCCACAGGAGCCATGGCAAAGTCAAGGAAGATTGTCAGCACTCTATCCTTGAGACCTTCTTGGAATTTCTTGAGAGATTCCACTGCGTCTTCGCCGCTAATAACTTCTTTGAGGAAACCTTTATAGTCGGAAGAAGTTTCAGTGACAAAGCTATCAATGGTCTCGCGAACAGCTTTAATATTGTCGCGAACTTTTTCAAGATCGTAAATGCGATTTAATTGTTCTGCCGTAGCGTCTTTATTTTCTTGGGCAATCCTAAGTCTTTTCTGCTCTTCTTCGCTAATCGCTCTCAATAAGGATAGTTGATCTCGGAGACCTTTAATTGTCTGCTCTATCTGCAATGCACGCGCCGCTTTAATTCGCTCTAGTGTTACTTCTTTTAGGTTCTCAATTTCAGTTTTAATAAGTTTTTGCTGCTTAGCCTTTAACTCCCTAGTTTTATCTTCAATAATAAGATTTGCTTCTTGTTCTGCCGTCAATCCCTCATAACCATTGTTTAAATTCTCAAGCAGCATTGCTTGCTTCTGTATTTCAATATTTTCATCTCTAATTGCATCTTTAAACGGACGCTTTAATTTGATTTTTGCGCCTTGAACTGCAGTTTTTTCCTCTTCCTTGACAAGTTCTCGCTCATTTGCTGCTAGTTTCTCAAAAACTGCCAATTGTTTTTCGCGTACGCCCACTTGATATTCGCCAATATCAGCCTTCTTTTGCGCCAAGGCTTCGTCGATGATTAACAGCTCAAAATTGCGCTTGTTAGCAGCAGACGCAATTTCGTACTCGGTTTCATCAATAATTTCAAGTTGGCGCTGTTGCTTTAATTTTTCTTCCGCTATTCTTTGGTTGTCGCGCAATTGAGCTATTGCTTCGCTATTGAAATCACGAAGCTGACGTTCGCGCTTTCCTTGCGTGCCCGAATCGGCAGGCAATGTCGCAATGGGTTTTGGCTCGTTAATTCCAATTCTTTGTCTTTGTCGCTCGGCAAGTCCCACTCCAACTTTTTGACGCTGCTCTAGATTTTTTGCTTCATTGCGCAATAATGGAACTTGCCCTCGTAGTTGATTAACGTCAACCTCCGTCCTGCCCTGTAAGTCATATCCAACCCTTTCAAGTTCCATTCTTTCTGCAAGAGTCGTCTGCGCGTAAATTTGAGTACTTCCTCTTCCTGCTTTCCTGCCTTTTTGTTCAAGACGGTCCAGCAGTTTAATTGAATCCTCAATGGCATTGCGTCGCCGTGTAGTCTCGTATAAATCAGCCTTGGCAATTTCTACGTTGCCGGTCCTGATAGCATCCTGCATTTTTGCCATTGCAGTCTTTGTTCTTTCTGCAGCTTCTGCGGCTTTATTTCCAACATTTAAAAATGCCGTGGCCACTGAGCCAAGCGCGACGACAAGCAGGCCAATGCCAGTAGAAGCCAGTAATCCTTTCACCGCCATTCCAAATCCAATCGTCGCCACTTGTGCTCCAGTGGCTGAAACGCCAACAAGACGCAAAACGCCAGCCAATACAGTTGCACGTGCTGCGGCAACAGCGCTGATACTCCCGCCCGCTTGGACCACTGCATTCATTGTGGCCAAGGTGCCCATGGCAAGCATTGCCGCCGCTCGCGTGGCGGCGAAAGACAAAGCAAGCACTGCAAGAGTGTTTACAACGCCAGTTAAATTTGTTCCCAAAGCCACAAAAACTGGGCCGAGAATACTTCCTACTCCACCCGCAAAATCACTAACCGCTCTTGCCGCTTTTGTTACTTCTGTAACAAAATCTTCAATATCCTTCGCTTGATTAGCAATGGCCGGATCTCTTGCCGCAGCATTCAGCTCAGAAAGTTTTGCGGCAAGAGCTGCAATGCTTTGAGCATTTGCCCCGCTTGATTTCGCATCTTCTAACTGTTTTTTCACTCGCTCTTGTTCTCCAAATGCCAACGATGCAGCTTTGCTTAATTGAGACAATGAGCTTGAAAGTGGCAACAAAATAGCCTGAGCAGCAGCGTTTGCCAAAGGAGCAAAGCTTTCTAAAGTACGCTGAAAATCCCCTTGAACTGTGTTTAATAAACCTTGCAATGATCGTCCTGCCGCTTGCGCTCCGGTGCCAAAGCGCGTCATCAGTTCATCAGCCACTTTTGCAAACGTATCCCTAAACTTACTGCCAACAAACTCGCCGTCCTCCATCGCCTTGCTAAATTCCTTGACGGACATACCAGCAGCTTTTGCAAAAATCGCAAGAGCACCAGGTAGCACATCACCCAATTGCCCCTTAAGCTCTTCACTCATGATTTGGCCTTTGCTTGCCATTTGCCCAAAGGCATAAATAACGCGCTCGGCTTTATCAGGCGTCAGTTGCAATGCAGCAGTGGCTGCACTGATGCCAGTGAATAGCTTTTCAATGGACCCCGAATCAAAGTCAGCGGGAGCCATTGAGGCATAAAGTTTTGTAAAACCAGAGCGCGTTGTCTCAAGATTTAAGCCAAATGCACGTTGTACGTTATCAACGTACAAAAGTTCCTTCGCGAATGTGCCAGTGTCTTGCGTGGCAGTCTGAAGGGCATTGTTATATTGTTGCTGACTCTTTGCTGCATTTAGAATTTGCCCCGGTAAGCTTTGTACAAATGCAAGCCCTTTATATGCCGTACCAAATAGCAATACTTGCTTAACAGCAAAACCAAATTCGCTTGCAATTTCCTTTAAGCCGCCAACAAGAGGAATCTGGGATGCACGAAACTGTTTCATTGACTGACTTGCCACGTCTAACCCAGTCTTAAATTTCTCCATTTGGCTACCAGCGCCAATAAAAGTGGCTGGACCTTGACGACCACCAAGGGGGCTATCTTCCGGGAAACCGCCCGGAGGAACGTAACCACCTCCACGACCGCCTCCAGAGCCGCCAGCGGATGTTACTGCGTTGAAACGCATCTGACTGGGTGGAGTGGTTCCGCCAGTAGCAGGCAATGCCAAACGTGGAGAGCCAGTGCGAGGACTTGTAGGAGGAAGAGCACTCCTTTGCCCTGTATAGTCAACGACTTTTACTGGAATTATCGCTTGAGCTTCTGCACTGCGCAAAGCTCCTACTACCTTTGTAATGAGAGAGCTAACTGCATCTCCAATTTTTGCTTTTACTGCTCTACTCTCAGCATCTTGCAATGCTTGAGCTAAATAGGCGAACGCCCCCATGGCATCTTTGATTCCCATGGTCGTCTGAGTCACATCCACTTCGATTACAGTAAATGTGCGGCGCAAGAAGTCTTCAATATTTTTCTGTAAAGCAGCGTAAATACGCTTGGTATCTACTAGCACGCCAGATTCGCCACCCGCTTGCTGACCAATAAGTTGCTGAATAATTGCTTCTGTTCCTTGAGCGATAGAAGTTTTCTGCGTGACGCTAGGTAGTAATCCGGCAACTTTTGGTAATGGTTGAAGTTTGGCCGCTTGCGCCGCCTGTTGCTGAGCCATTTGCTGACGCATCGCAGCCGGATCCATGCCAAGCATGTTGAATAAGCCACGCGCAAATGTATCTAAAACTCCTTTAAGTGGACCATTCCCAACATCGCGCAATTGGTTTTTGATATTACCAAGAATATTCTCGGCAATGTCTTGATTTAACTCCGTAACAAGCTTTTCAATTAACGGATCCTTCTTGAGCCTTGAAACGCCGCCAATACCCTGCTCTTTTGCAAGAGCTTGAAGTTGCTTGACGGTTAAATCCTCAAGAGCTTTTTTCAGTCGCTCAGAACGTCCTACTTCCGTGGCTTGCGGAACATTACCGCCCGATAAGCCCTGTGAGCGCATGTATTCAAAAAGCCCTGCCGCACCAGTTGGCCCGGCAGAAAAACCTCTTTCAACTTCCGCTTTAACTTTAACGCTAATGCCAGATAATTTTTGCTGTACTGCTTTCTTAAATTCCGAAACATCTGCATTTGTGATGGACGGTTTAATGCTGGTTGCAATACGTAGCTTGCCGCCGCCTTGCTTGATTTGCTGGTTTTGAGCAAGCCTTTCCTTAATAGACGCAACAACTTTATCAACGTCCTTACCAGTGGCACCGTTCTTAATGCCAACAGGAATTTCTACCTTGCGAAGTTCGCGCAGATCGTCAAGCCTTCCTTTGATTTTGTCAAACTCATTTTTTGTTAATCCGCCGACAAGATTCAGCTCAACAGTAAATTTTTTGCCGCGAATGTACCTATCAAGAAGTCGATATTGATCTGCAATTGCTTTCTTGTCAAACCTGATGGCAATGGGAACAGACTGTCCGCCGAGTTGCGTGCCAATTGTGCTTAATTGCTGCCTAAAAAATGCCAGGTCAAGACTTACCTTCAGCTTCAATTCGGCGTCTTGAGCCATCTGTCTTTACGTCTACATTCCTTTCATTCTATAATCATTGTTCCTGATTGCGCCCAGCAAAAGCCTTCATTTCATCAGCAAGCAATGCAATAACGCGCCCATCCATTCTTCTCGTCTTCATTAAACGTTGCAGAACAATCAAGCTTGCATCTGTCACGCCATCTTCCTTCTTGATCTGCTTCGTATCAAACGGCAGGAAATCTTCAGGCTTCACCTTGCTCTTCTTGCCCGCCATCATTCCTGCTGCCATGGTGCCAAGCTTGGCCACAGCAACGCTACTGACATTGTATTTAGCAATGTCATGACGATCAAGATATTTCAGTGCACGCTTAACGTCATCAAGCTTCTGGAGGCCAAAATTTTTGGCGCTCCATCGCTCGTCTTTAAAGTCAGAAGCTGAGAGCCTGAAATAGATTTCGTTCCAATCTGTCAGGCTCTTAAGCTGTTTTCTGGCTTGCGCTTCAAGCCTTTCTGCTACTGAGGAGAATTCCTCTTCGTCGCTTTTTTTGCTTCTGCAGCCTCCTGCGTCTCAGCATTCTGCTCTTCAGCAATAAACTCAACCACTTTTGCAATGGCTTTGCGAGGAAGATTTTTGGTGTCTTCAATCTCCCAATCGCCAAGATCGCGCCATTCGCCATCGATAAGACCCTGCCCACGAGAACGGATGAAGGCAGTGACCATTCGAGCGTTAGTGGCTTCCACTGACGAACCACTGGTGATCATGCTCAGTGTCTCCTCTGTGAATTCAGAGAGCAGCTCGGCTTCCGAAATGGAACCACCGCCTTGCAGCAGTGCAAAGGCCTCATCCAGGGGAATCTCACGCGAGGCAGCAATGCGCTTTGCAAGCTGAACGGCGCGAATAGTGGCTTGACTTTGCAGCTTGCTGATTTCCTCCTGTTCGATGGATTCAGCAACAAGCCAACTGCCATATTTCTTCAGGCGGATTTCGGGCAGCAGCTCAAAATAGCCTTCAGTCTTGGTTTGGACTAGGAAGCTGTATTTGCTCATGATCAAGAATGTTTAACAATGCGTTGAACACCTTCACTCGCTCATGGGAAGAACGAAACTCAGGCGGCACTTCAACCAGCATTGAATGATTGTCGTTGCTTATTCTAATGGTGGTTTCTTTGCAGGAAATAAGGCACAGTATGCCCACTTCCAACGCGGTGCCATCAATCAAGCAATTAATAGCATGCACTGTATTGTCAGTGCTCCATAGATAGTCAATTCTCATCGTCCCATTGCAAAGCGAATGCGCTGCAAGAGCTGCTGTTTAATAGCACTTTGCTCAAATCTGCTCGGAATAGCAATATCTTGAGTCCATGGTCTAGCAAATGGCACGTTTGTTCCTTTCAGCGCGTCGTGAACATACCGAGCATAAGCCTGCCCACTGCTATTGGTGGCGTCCCAATTCCAAGTGGCTTCAGCTCCAGATGATGATAGCGACACATCAAAGCTATCCCTGCCGCTCTTGTACAGAGTGCCAAGGTCGTAAATATCACGATTTCCTGCATTGATAAAACTTCCGTCTTTTCTTTTCGTGTCCCGGCCGTAGTCCCATTTCTCCTCAAAGAATTGATCGCGAAAGTGATCGTTCACGTCAAAACGCGTCCAAGTTTCAAAAGCCTTAGAAAGTTTGGCTTCTATAAGCTTGGCATTGATAATTGTTCCGCCAACGATAACTGCTGTCATTAGCTTGCCGGATATAATTGTTTGACAATGCGATCAGGAATAATAAATTGACATTGCTCGTAGGCGATGTCGTCACCAGGAAAATACGAAGGAGTGCAATCAGGAAACCTCCTGACCATCCTTTCCATCGCTTCATTCAATGTGGCGCTGCTCGGTGTGAACTGAGCAAGCCTCACTTCCCATAATTGATTAACCTGCACCATTCCCACCATGGCACGAGGCAGTCGATTGGGGAACTCTCGCATGGTCACTTCTAAGCCTTTCACTTTCCATTCCTTTGGCACGCTTTGTCTGCCCACTACATAGACGGCAGGAAGCGTTGAATTATTTGGCAGCGTATAATTGCCAATAAGATTAGGCGATGCAGAAAGCAGCTCAGTAACAGTTTCGCGTAGTTGTGAAATGTTCATTAAAAAGCCTGTTCCCGTAGGAACAGGCTAGCGAAAACGAAGGTGCAATCCTGAAAAATGGACTAAGAGCGGCGCCTTTGGCCGAAAAACACGCTGAAATCAGTGTTTGCTTCCTCAGTTTAACAGTGATCAAGAATTGGGAGCGCTCGGGATGAGGCTGCCAGTATTTTCAGCATTCTGGTGAATACCAATACGACCACGGCTCACAAGATCAAAAGTCACCTCAACGAGGTTATCAGCAGGATAGCTCTCGTTATAGTTCATCACGCGACCCACATAAGCCACGCGGTCGTAGTAGAAAGTAGTGCCAGACGAGCCGAGTTGCTTGTTGATTTCTACGTACACTTCAGCGTTCTTGTCGTAGCGCGAAGAGCTAATCACTTGGAAAGCTTCATCAAAGCTGTTCGGCAGGAACACAGTGCCATCAACATCCTTCTGGAAGTAGGAAGTGATGGAAGCAGTGGCTTGGCTGGTAACGATTACGCTATCAGCAAAACCGCCGCCACCAAGCAGATAGAACTCTTGGTTGTTGTCATTGAACGCAACAGATGCAGTAGTGGCTGCTTGCAGCGTATAAAGAGTGGGGGCGCCGCTAACAGTGAAGGTGGCGCCAGACTGAGTGATGATGGGACGAGAAGTGCCGCCAATGGAACCCACGCGGACAATCACATCTTGACTCTTCACCAATTCCGTGGGATGGTAGAGCATGAGAATTTCCTCAATGAAAGAAGAGAGTTAAGCGTTATCCACGCTTCCTTTGCCAATCAGTCTAAAAATTCCCCTGACAGGCGTGCCTAAAAACTGCCAATAGTGAATAGCAATTTGTTCATTCGGCAATAGTTCAAACCTTCCTTCCCTTCCATTGATAATTGCCTGAGCACTATCACCAACAGTCACGCCAGACAAAGCAAGAGGGCTGGTCATCCTGCCTTCCATATAGACGGCAGTCAGATCAGCCCCCAGCAGTTGGTCGTAACGGGGATTTTGCTTCTGCTTTAACGTGGCATAGAAAGTAATACCAGTAGCCGCAGGCACGTAGTTGCCAGTTTCATTGTCAAGCACATAGCCCGAAGCCACATTAAACACCAAGGTGGCATTCGCAAGTGGCTCCAGGAAATTGCTCACACGACAAACCCAACAGAAGAAAGAGGAAGATTATTGGTCATTCGTTTGAACTCCTGACCATACTGAGTGGCATCAAGCCCCTCGCCATACACTTTGCCGTCAGTGGCACCAATTTGAATGCCCATTTGAGCAAGTTGAATGGCAATGATATGAGCAGCAAGAAACTTGACTGCCCTGTCAGTTTGATCCCCAAACACATCACTAGAAGCATCGTAAGAAGCTTCTGCAATGGCACCATTAACAATGCCAGAAGGATGTGGACTGAATTCAGGGAAGCGCTCAAGGAAGTTCGCGTAAGTGACTGCCATAATCAGGCCTTCCCAATACGAATGGCTTCAACGCGCTTTGCAATGGCATTCCTCACGCGAATACGCCCTTCAATCTTCTTCCAATCCGCCAGACGGTCTGGATCATGGATGAGTTCAATGGCGCGAATAGCTTGCGTAAGGGGAAGTTCACTAAGGCTTTGAACATTTTCAGGCAGGTCTTCTACCATCACTTGTTCTTTCATTTCTTCAATGGCACCAATAGCAAGAAGCTTTTTGACAGTGCCGTTCTCCTTAGCTTCCTTCCACTTCTCATCAGGAATTTCCTGATTAAGACCAGGAGTGAGTTGAATAAGCCCGCTCCTGGTAATAATGCCAAACCCTGCATCGCGAGGGGGATTTTCAAGTTCGGGACGATAAGCAATCAGCATTGTTCAAGAAAAACAATTGCTAATAGCTTAACGCCCTCCTTCTTGATTAACTATCCTCAGGAAGCGGCCTGCACGTAGATCACGCTCTTGGGATAGTAGAGAGCAACGCCACCCACACGGGCATGAGCAGGAACGATGAATTCCAGACCACGCTGTTGGGGCGGGAACAGCTCAAGAGGCTGAGGAATGTGCAGTTGCACCTTCTCAGGATCGCGCTTGTACACAACCATACGGTCAGTATTCAGCACGCTGTTATCAGCCTCAAGTTGGTTGATGGGCTCAACGTTGCGGATGTAGGGGTTGGTACGCAGGAAGTACTCAAGCACGGTCACGTCCGAGCTGTCGGAGTTGCGAGTGGTGCTAATCTTGTTGTAATCCGCGTAGGACAGCAGAATGGTGTCGGGCTGTTCCTTCATCTTGGAGCCGTTGATGATGGCAGTCACGCCATAGTTCAGCAGTTCCAGCATTTCTTGAGCAGTGGTGCCAGCAGTGGTAAACCACTTGTCAGCAGCAACAACGTCCACAGTGGAGTTGTTGAAGAAACCAGCGAGACCCACAGAGCTTTCGCCGAAGAAAGCCAGGCTCTCCACTTTCTCTTCATAGGCACGACGCACAGCAGCAGCACGACGCTGCTCCAAGGCGATGTTGGCCATTTGAGCAGCACGCAGTTCCTGCACGGTGTAGCCAAAGCTGCCACCGAAGGAACGGATGTTGATGCTCTTCTCCACTTGGCTGATGTCAGCGCGGGGCAGATCATCAGCGGCGTCCGCAATCAGACGGAACTCACCAGTGGAGTCCATGATGCGATAGGTGAAGGTCTGGGCGCCAGGACCAGCTTCAGCAGTGACGGGCAGCACAGTGGGATATTTAATATCCGCATACTGCACTTCAAAGACTTGGGGGCGAATGTACTCAAGCTGACGCTCAAGGAACAGGCCCGCATCATCCATACGGAATTCAGACATTTTTAAGAGCCTCCTATCAAGAATCAGCAGAGAGGGTGAAGCTCGGACCATTCAGCTCCAGAACAGCGAGGCCGCTGCCAGTGGTAGAGGTGAGGAAACGAGCGTTAGCGAGGCGAACAGTTTTGCCCGATGCGAAAGCATGGGAGAACTGACCAACCTTGCCAGTGCCGCTAGCGGAATACAGCACACGCACGGGCGATGCGGGAGTAACGGCGCCAGTCACGTAAACGGCAACTGCACCTTCATTGGCCACGTTCATGGCTTGCTGGTTCTTCACACCAGGACGATTGTTTGCGTCCAGGGCGGTTTCATCAACATAGGTGAGGACGTTAACGCCCAGCACAGTGTCAGAAGCGCCAGAGATGGTAGTAGCGGAGTTGGCAACAGTGCCAGCAGTGTTGTATACCACCAGATTACCGAAAGGCACAACAGCGCCAGTTTCGTTAAGGCGAGTGGTGATAGTGTTGTCGCGGATGTCAGACAGTTGACCTTCCAGCAATGCGTTGTGCTGCAGGCTATAAGCCTGTTGCACGCCACCAGCGGAGGCAGTGCCCGAAGCAGAGAAAGTTACGGCCATAATTACTTAGCCTCCTTGGAGATGGAAAGGGGCTTCTTCCAAGCATTCTGCAGCATGTCCAGATAGGACGAAGGTGCAGACACAGGAGAAGCAATGGAAGCTACGACTTTGCGCAGCTCGTCAGTGGTGGCAGAATCTTTGCGACCCTCAGAGAGAGTATCAAACATTGCTTGCACGTAGTCGTCGCTCTTCTCGGAAAGATCAAGCTCATCACCACGCACTGCCTTGATGGAATCAACCATCACTTCACGGGCGGTTTTGCCAGCGAAAGCGTAAGCAGCATCAAGAACAGGCTTAGCCTTCTCGATGAGAGCCACACGCTCTTCCACCATGGAATCAAGATTGATTTCCTTGGCGGCAGCCAATTCAGCAGTCAGTTCTTCAACTTGTTCTGCCAGAGCATCAGCGCGACCCTCAGCGGAATCACACTTGCCCTTCATTTCCTTTTCCATGGCGTCCATTTCTTCCTTCATTTTGGAAGCTTCGGACATCATGGCGTCGTACTTTTTCTTCATGTCCTCGTAGGACATTTTGGCGTCTTCGCGTTCTTTAGTGATCGCAAGAGCAACGCTCTCCGTCACTTCAAACTCGGCGCCGTCGAAAACGACTTTCGCGCTCATAGTTGTATTTTCCTCAATGGAAATTAGAGATGGATCTGCTGCATCTTGACGATCAAGATGAAGCTTCACTTGCGGGCCAGCGCGGCCCCGACGAACAACGGCGATGTGATTACCAAGGATTTCCTTTTGGATGCCATCGTAATGCTCACCGCTATCAGTAACGCCAGGCGTAGGATCATAATTAACCCTATAGCCAGCGCTTACCTCACGAGCATCGCCCCGCATGATGCGATCAATGGTTTCCTTGTCCGTAATTGTCATTACAGCTTTGACAAAACCATTGTCGTACACCACTTCAGTGCCGCTAAATCCTACTTGGTAGTCTTTAGTATTGTCGGCAT